GCTGGTCGTAAGTATTTCTCGCTTGAGTTACGCAAGATGTCTGCCCAGATGTTCATAGCCGAGCATGGAGTAGATAAGGCACAGGCTCTCTACGACATTTTGACCGAGTATCGCACACTCGTATTCCCTCGTCAGTATGACAGGGCTAAAGAACTGATTACAGAGTTCATAGCCCTACTACCTAAAGACGACAATGGCAATCCAAAGCCAGTAGGTCAGAACCCTAATGGCTGTATCCATAGAGAACCTATGCGTAATGGCAGACCTACCACCGAAAAAGAACAAGAGGCTCTCGCTGGCAACGCTGGCACAGGTAAAGACCCTCTCGGTGATGAACTCGGCAAAGGGCTTACTGCTGGCAAAGGTAAGTTTAAGGAAACTGGTGAGATTAATTCCGAAACTGCTGGTTTTAATACCAAAGACGAGGAAGTAATTAGGGAATTACAAGAGGTCGTTCAGCGTGCTAAGGCTGATAAGTCTTTACAGAAAAAGGTTAGCGACACGCTTAAGGCTATTCAGAAAGACCGTAGTAGCAAATCTATCCTAGAGAAAACTAGGGCTGGCAATTACACGCCAGAGATGTCAGAGGTTACTGCTAGTCGCTTGTTCGCACAGGAACTAGAACTGCTAAGAATAGAAAGTGACCCTGCTTGGAACAGAGAAAAGCCTAGTGGCAAGTTAAATGTCAAGCGTGCCATGAACGCAGACATTAATAGGATAGATACGCTGTTTGACCGTTGGCAAGAGGGTAATGATGATTACGACATTGAGGCTAGTATCCTGATTGACAGGTCTGGCTCTATGTATCACGAAATCGGTTCTGCTTGTCGGTCTGCTTGGGTAATCAAGCGTGCCATAGAACGAATCAACGGTAAGGTGTCGGTGTCAGTATTCAGCGATTACGGTAGGGAATTGTTTGACAGAGATACCCTTGCTAGTGCCAAAGATGTTCGTATCGTAGAGGCTGGTGGGGGAACTGACCCTAGCCAATCCCTAACTGAAACAGCAAGAATAATGGAAAATACAAATGCTAAAACTAAATTAGTATTTATTCTTACTGACGGTGAGTGGTATAAACCTGCTGTTGCTGATAGCAAGATTGAGCAACTAATTAAACAAGGCTGTTATGTAAGCGTAGTCTGGCTTGGTAGCCATGAATACGCCAAGACTATTATGGCTGACCCTAAGCAAGTTATCCAATACACACATGGGGCTAACTCGTTCAGAACTATCCAGCAACCTAGCGAACTAGTTAAGGTCGCTAAAGATGTGGTTAAAGCACAGATGAACCGTAGAAAAGTCAGGGGTTAGGCACTATGATAGAACCTATCCTCTATGGAGTTGTGTTACCGTTTGGATTGTTCGGGCTAGAAACAATAGCCTTAACAATCTGGTTACATTATTCAGCACAGCCAAAACCTAAACGCAATAAACTAATTAAGAAAGGTAATACAAATGGGCGATAGAAGTTCTATCTACATTATCAGCAAGGGCTTACCAAAGCCGATACAGATTTACGGTCACTATGGGTATGAGGATAACGCCACAGCCACAGCCATAGTTCTTAGCAAGACTACTAGGCTCGGTGACGCTTGGTATCTAACAGCACAACTGTTCTATCAGTTCGCAATAGTTCAGGGTGGCTATGTGGGTGTGGATAATTTCGGTATCGGTTCTGTTGATACCCTTAGCAATAGTGACGAGAACCCACCTATCTATCTGAACGCCGATAACGGTGAGGTTGAGTATGGTGGCATGGATTACACAAAGACAGAGTTCGTAGAGGAGTTTGGCGAATTGGCTGGACTAGATTGGATAAGTAACACATGATTACAATGAATAAAACAGCGTGGGTCGCTAGTGACGGTTCTTATGGGGCTGGCACAATAATCCTATTTGACCCTAATGCTCTCACAGATTTAGAGTGGGAAATTGTCGCAGAGGAAACAAGTGACATGGACAGGATAGATGTAATAAAGCAAATACTAAAAAACAAATTAGAGGATACAAATGAGTAAGTATGTAAAACACCTAACCCTAGAGGAGTTAGCCGAGAGATTGGCTGATGAACTGGTGGATAGCCACAATGCTACTGCTATTGACTTGGGCTATTGGGAAACAGCAAGAGAACTTGTAGAACGGTTCTATGAGGTCAGAGTAAGAGTAGTAATCGCAAATAAGAAAACAGGAGAAACAAATGGAAAAAACTAATAAGCAAGTAGAAACAACTTGGGCTTGGTTCGTAGCACGCTACAAGAAACTCGGCTACAAATCACTTAACCAGTTTGCGATAGCAACAGGCTTTCAGAAGTCTAGCCTATCCAGATACTTTCACCTTGAGAGGCAGATACCTAGTGGCATGATGTCGGCTCTATGTAGCACGCTAAAGGTCAGCCCTAATACCCTAATGAAAGCCATTGGCGAGGAGTGGAATAATGCCTAAACTATCAGCAAAACAGATTAAAGAACTAGATAAGTTTGCTAAGTTTAAAAACTGGGAGTTACTAGCCCTAGCGAACCTTTACAGACTAGGGGAAACTAATGGCTAGTGTAACCATAGAGGTTCGTCAGGTCTATAAAATCACAGTTACAGGTGACGAGTTCTGGGGTGATGTCTTAGACAAAGCCCTAAAGACTTATTACACAACTGGCGTAGAGATAGACGAAGTAACCCTATTAAGTGCCGATAACGAGTTCATTGAGAGTGAGGAATAATGTTTGACTATGACGGCTGGCTAGAAAGCCCTTATACAGACGAGAGTGGCTGTGACGAGAGTTGCCCTGTCTGTTTTACCGAGTGCGAGAACTGTAACGGTGCTGGCACGCTTGATGATAAAGAGGCTTGCCCTGATTGTAAGGGCGAGGGTGGGTTCTTTGACCCACAAAGCAAATCCGAACACAGAGATTACCATGAAGGTAATGAAACCCCAGAGGATAAATAATGACAATACCCGAATTACAATTACTAATAAGCCTGATACCACTAGCGTATGTCGGTGGTGCTATGATACCGATTTTTCACTCGGACTACACTCGTAATAAAGTTTCTAATAAGATAGTTGTGCCTTTAATGGTTCTGACCTTGTTGTGTTGGCTGACTTTAGCAATCTGGCAGGGCGAGTGGCTAAAGTTTGGTATCTCTATCCTATTCTTTATAGGAACTATCCTGTTTGGTTTCTTCATAAACATTAAGTATGACCTATTAGGTATGGGTGATGTAAAACTATTAGCAACCTTGTCTATGATTTTGGCATGGTTTTCATGGGGAGTAGCCCTTGTATTCTTACCAGTAACAGCAGTTTTATCACTTGTAATAGGGTTCTTTGTAGTAATGCTCTCTACCGCAAAAGACATGAGATTATCACCAGTAGTCTTTATAACCTTTGGTTTCCTAGTGGCAGTAGCCATGAATTAAATAGCAATTAAATAATAAAGCCCTCAGAAATGGGGGCTTTTTTATTGCCCTGCTTAAAAACCAGATGAGAACTCCAATCCAGCCAGCTCAGCTCAAGGCGGGAGAGATACAGGAGAGATGAGAGAGAGAGAGAGAGAGAGAGATTTAAATAGCAAAAAAGCCCATAACCGTATTTGGCTATGGGCTTTAATGAGAGAGAGATTTACTGGTTGTCTTTAATTAGTTTTATTTCACAAGCGTCAGTAGTACAATAAGCCTCACCGATAGCCTCAATACCTAAGCCCTGATACACGCCAGCAAAGTCAATAGGGAATAGTTCCATAGCATACTGGTCGTATTCCGCTTGAGAGATTTGAGAGTAAGGCATTTGAGGATAAACATGGTTACCCATTGGCAAGAAAGAGATCGTTTTTAACTGACCGTCGTACATGTGGAGAACTGTACCTACATCTTTAATTTCTTTTTCAGCGTCAAAAGAGATAGTCACAGACACAGAGTTATCTGACCACCAGCGTTGAGCAGTCGCAGCGAGAGCAACCTTTTCGTAGATAGATACATCTTTTTCAGAACGCTTAGCAAGAGATTTAATAGGGAAGAACACCACAGAAGTCTTAGTAGGGTTTTCACTAGCAGGTTCTACTCGGTAATTAGCCATTTTAAAGAGAGAGAGCATAGGGTCATCATTACCAAAGCGGATGGCACGCAAGAAGTATTCGCCACCTGGGGTCCAATGTACGCCTGGACTTTCACCAGAGAGAATAGATACAGTACCAGAAGGCTTTATTGTAGTTGTTTTAATGCTTTCTCGTATTCCAAGCCACTCAGAATAGCTTTTATCGTAATTAACGATAGTCTTGTAGCCTTCATCCATCCACTCACGAAGAACTGGAAGCCCGTTGATGTCAGCGAAGTTAGCCACACCAGACATAGAAGTTCCAATGCGACGGTTCCTCTGCATAATAGCGTTGGTTTCTTCCCAGTGGGTAGGCAAAAGAGTAACAGTCTTAGCGTAGAGATAAGCAAACTTGAGAGTACGCTTGTAGTCCTCAAGAGATTCATGTCTATTTAGATAAGTTTCTACCAGAGTACAGCACTCAAACGATTCAAGAGATTGTTCGGCACATGGGTTATAACCCGCAGCACGCCAATCTTTATTGTTAGGTTGGTCGGCTAATCTACCGTATTTACGAGTTACATCCATCCAGATAACTCCAGGCTCACCGTTGAGAGCAATACCCTCCACAATAGGTGAGAGGTCTGTACCCACAGCAGTTTCCACAGAGTTATTAGACATCCAAGCCCAGCCTGGATTTTCTGGGTCATAAGAGTTACGTTCTGGGAAACGCTCAGCATTTTTGAGATTTAAGAAATTATCGTCATCTATACGCCCAAGTAAGAGCTCAGCGGAACGGCGAACGTTACCTGAAACTACGCAAACACCAATCAAATTACCGATATCCGCAATATCAATTCGGGTTAACTTATTTCCAGCCCTACCGTCAAAGAGTTTTCTAATGTGCGTGTGCAATTTTAGAAGCGGTTCGTGTCCCGCAGCGGTTCCGCCGAAGGTAGCGATAGGTGCGCCAAATGGTCTGATATTATCGTAATTAAATACCCAAGTAGGTTGTTCTGGCTTTAAATAAGCATTTATTAAAGCAACAGTACTATCTACCCAACCCTCTCGCGTGTCAGGGATATCGAACACTTGTTCGCCTTTTGGCTCATAGATGTCAAAGCCTTTATCAGCACCTTTGTCATCAAAGCCCACACCCACACCCAGCATCGAGGCTTCCATCAAGAAAGCAAACGGCTTAGCAGGGTTGTTTTTAGACATTTCATTAGTAGAAACAAATGCGCAATTCTGCAAAGCAGCACTATTCTTTTGCTCATTTACCAAAGGCGTACCCATTACCCAAAGACCTCGGCCAGGCGGGGTCCACTTAAGATTAAACAGACGGTCAAACGCTTCCTTAGCGGAAGCCTGTGCCTTAGCGTCGTTCCAAGGCAAACGGTTAGTCTTAGCGTGGTCTTTCTGAAGTGAGTACATACCGTTGATGACACGCTCACAGACATCAGACCAAGTTTCTTTAGTACCGTCAGCCTTTAGGCGAGAGTAAGTACGAAGAAAAGTAATCTCTCCAACAGAGTTACCAGCAACATCTTTAAACCCCCAAGGTACTACTTTGTTCTTGTAGCCTTCTACGAAGTCGTTTGTTAATTTAAATGATAATGACATAGCATTTCCTATTCTTTTATTTGTTTGGGGTAGTGTTCTAGTATAGGCCATCTCTGTTAGAAGATGATCCGGAATCGGAAGGTGGGTGTGTTATTTTGAATCAATTTAGGACTATGCCATTTCAGGCGTTTTTTAATACATATATCAGCTATATGTCAGTCGTGTTTATCTTCTTAATTATCTCGTTTGTCTGGTCTTCATTGTATCCGTTATTAGGTAGTTCAGTCAATTTTTGAGCCCTATCTCCGAATAAACTGGACAAAACTCCAGCCGAATTTCCACGCTCAACAGAGATTCTCATGGTCTCTTTTGACTCATCTAATTCTTTAATAGTCTTGAGCATTTTAAAGAATCTATCCATCTCTAGGCCTGTATTTGGGTCAGGATATCCGCCGTTTAAATCCTCTGCAAACTTAGCAAATGCCACTCGTTGCCCTTGTATTTCAAGGAGTGAGTTAATTAAACCTTTAAGTTGTTCTTTAGTTTTTACCTCAACTGGTAAATTAAACGCACAAGGGTTATCTACCTTAAAAGCAGGACAATTATCTTTGACAAAACAAAAATTACACTGACGTAGGCTAGTGCTATTTGAACGAAGCACAGGTACATCTTTAATTACATCACGACCAGTTTCATCCGTCTCAATTACTCGTGAAACCTCAACGCCAAGCACAGGTAAAGTACGCATTTCGAGTGGATTTCGCTGTAAAAGTTTGACTGATTCAGATACTGATATATCAGTATTAGAGGGGGTAGTTTGACTAGTTTCGGGGGGTAACTTTGCGTCACTTATATCTGATATATGTGAAGTGCTACTAGCCCACATTTCTAACTGTTGATACGACCATACGGCGAGTTTAGAGACCTCAACAGCGTCATCTGCAAGTATCTTATCGAAGTCTAAGTTAGCGGCTTCATAAGCCACTTTATAGCGAGAACGAGCCTGGTCTTTCATACGCTTAGGGTAACGGTGTAGTTGATTACCAAACCATACAATAGTTTCTCCCCTCATCATAGGAGATAGCCAAGCAAGCGTGCTGGTGGTCTCAAACGGCGAGTTACGGAACTTATCAGGCTTAATAGACCCTAAGATATGGAACTTAGTACCATGCTGGGAAGAAAACTTGCGGCACATCGGCTCAAGTGCTTCCGCCACATCTCCAGCGATGAAAACATTTAAATACCTAGTAGCAAGGCTCTCTAAACTACCTTCGGTATAAACGACACCAAACTTAGTATCGTCTACCTCATTCCACACAGACGCCCGCTGCTGGGTAATAAACTCTTGAGACAGATTTGAGTGGCTTATTTCACTAAAAAGGGTAATTCTATTCAGGTTATCTGAAATAAACTCCTCATAGTCGGCACAAAAGTCCTCTAATTCTTTATCCGTTAAGCTGGCTGTAGCCGGTATGCCTGGATACACATATACTTCTACTTCATCTTTAAAGTAATTCTCTAATAAATATTTCTTAGTCTTTGGTAAACCACGCTTTACAAGGCCCCAATAGCTAACGCCAACCTTTTGGGCGTTTGAGTGGTCTAAGATAGTGCGGTTGCTAGGTACTTCTGCACCTAAATAAATTATCTTCATATGCGGTCATCCTCTGCCTTCATATCTATCTGCCTATCTAGTTCGCCAACTAAGTCATCCCAAGTCTTACGACCTACGCGACCATCTGGTCTAAACTTAGCACTTTGATAAACTGGATGTAACCAGAGTAGTGTTTTAATACCATTTTGTACGCATTTTAGCCCTAATTCTACATCAGCCAATATGACCATAAACAATGGTCCCGATGCCTGTTGATGTTGAATCTTTAAGAAATCTTTGTCTTCATATTCGCCAACTGTTTTATTAGAAATAAACCCATCTATGTCGTCAAGTTTATGTTCTCTGCACCAACGCTGAGCTTCTTCTTGGTCATCGCAAGCAAGCATGACCGTGCCATTTACATTAAGGGATTTATACAGCGCAACACCCTCATAGATAGGTATTTTACTGCCAGACCGCATTACGCCATCCATAAATAATACAATTGCCACGAATTAATTCTTCCTAAATAAAGCGTCTAGTTGCTGCGCGTCTGATTAACGTGTTTGCGTCTGGTAAATCTACCCCATATGTCTTTTTGTTTAACGCCTCATCTTGGGCGTCCATTTCGTCTTTCAATGAGCGTAATGCTTGAATAACACCTGACTGCTTACCTGCTTGCCAACGGTAGTTAGCAAAATCGGCATAACCTTCACCAGTAGGACTAAAGGCTGACGAACGGCCTTGATGCACACTTTCATACAAACCTGAACCCTGTACCATAGCGATACGCATTTCGGATCTCGCATTTGCACGTAGCGCTTCATTTCCTGCTTGTTCATATCTATCTTTAGCATTTTGGTATTTAGTTAATATATCTATGGCTTGTACCCTATCGCTTTCAATAGCGCTACTCCAAGTAGGGCTTACATCAATTCGCAAAGGTGACGGATTAACTGTCCAAATGTCGTCAGTAAGCGAATATGCGGCATAAGGTTTGATATCTACAATATTGCTACGAACATTTACATAAAATGTTAATTCAAATGCTCCTAAGAACTCATTTGTAATTGGATGCAGTTCTTCTCTAAAACCTTCGTTAAGCATTTGGGCAATTTCTTTATCGCTTAGCCCAGTGAATTGAGTGTTTGAACTGCGAAAACTGCGGTAATCTATACCGATTAAACAGTCCAAGTCACCTGGGTCGCGATGCGCAGCCCATTGGTAAGACACCCCAGAGCCAGCTAACCAAACGTGAGCCCACGCACTACTACTCGTGTAATACTTATCTAAATAATTAAATAGCAATTGCAAGACAGCAGAACGAACCATTGGCTGTATTTTATTACTCTTAAATAGCCGTGGGTCTAAAATAGCAGCGGGTTCGCTGAAATAAGATGTTTCTGATGGTTCTAGCATTTAATCCTCGTCATCATCTTGCGGAACAATTTGTCTAATGTCAAACTCTTTGCGAATAGTGCGGTCTGGCATTTCTTCTTTAACTGGGGTTACGAAACCACAACCAATGTGGGCTTCTAAAAAGCGTATGGTAGTAAACTGAGTAAAACTTTCATTGAACCCGTCAAGTTGAAGTGTAGCTCCGCATTTGCAGGACATTTCAGTAAACATGGGTTCTCCTAAAGGTATATTACTCTTCTATTGTACTCTCGCTTTGGGGGGCTAGCGCGGTTATAATCAAAGCCGCTAACTGTTGTTGCCCTAATGAATACGCTACCTCTGAGGAGCCTACACGGACCTCGTTAAGGGTGGTTTCACGCTGTATAGATAGAGGCGCTGATAGGTCTGTCAGTACATGCCAAGCACCTGACTTGGCTTTAACGACCAAAAATCCTGTCTCAAACTCTGTAACTTCTGGGGTTAACTCGTTTTGTGTTTCGTCTGTCATTTTGATATACCTTTTTCATCGTGGAATTTAACCATATTAAACGATTTAACTGGGCAAAAATCGCACAGATAAATGGTTGGACCTGCATACTTGTCTAAGTTTTCAGCTTTACGCATCTGCTCAGTACCTGCCGAAAGTTTCTTTTTGTCTGACTTATAATCAGGGCATTGTCCCTTTGGGCGGTTATGGATACTGTAGCAGGTCATGGCGTCTTCCGCAAACTGCATACGGGTGTTATAAAAAGGCAGCCCTAAACCTTCGCCTTCGCCACCAGACAACTGCTTAATGACATCTTCTTTAAGGGCTGGAGTAGCCCAAACAGCTTTAGGCACGTTCCATAGACGGCCATAATGCAACTCACCGTGGCGCTCTACCGTAATGTTTAAAAGGGTGTCGCCTGGGTCTTCCTCAGCAGAAGGCAACTCGTCAATGGTACGACAGTTCTTACACACCAGTAAACGGAAATACGGCTCTTGCTCTTCTTTATTCGACATATAGTGCTCCTGTTAGATAGGTGATTAGCCTATCATATGATTTGATTTTGTGTTACTTACATTCCGCCTGGATTGGTTGCACCAGGAACTTTAGCATTCTTTACTCTATCATAAGTAGCTTGAGAAGCTCTGTACGCTGGAGATGAGCCCGGTGCCGCAACTCCTGGAATAGGTCCACCAGTAATCATAGTTTTTGGGTCATGACTTGGGTTAGCTTTCTCACCTTTTTTAGCGTTATGCGCCCCAAAAGATTCTTTACGGCCAAGTTGTACGTCTTTACCTCCGCCACGGCGGTCTCTAAATAATGCCATTTTTCTACTTTCCTGGATTTACTTTGTTTGGGTCTTCGCTGTTAATGAAACCATAGTTCATGTATGGGTGTAGACCAGCACGGTTCTGTGCAACAGTCTGGTCACCCTGTCCTGGGGCTACGGTTGTGTTTGGGCGACGCTTACGGTACTTACCGTCAGTTGCGCCTTCTTGTAGGCTTTCGTTCTCTGAACGTGACTTATTTACTGCCATGATTACTTGCCTTTCTTAAGATTTCTTTTAAATTTATTTTGTGCTAATTTTGTACCTTTTTTATTTCCTATGCTAGTTGGCGAGTTAGGTGCACCATTTTTTCTAATGTCTGTTTTTACGGAACGAACGGACTTATTTGCAGGCGCTACGGTGCCTACTTCAAAACGCTTTGTGTTAGGGCCAACAGTGGTCTTATTGCGCAATGATTCATCATGTTGGTCCACTCTATAGGAACGACCACCAAGTTTAGCGGGTTCTTTAGTAGAAGTGGTTTTTTTAATACCATCTGCGTTAGATTTTTTACCCATCGGGTTATTTAAGTTTTTCTTTGCTGCCATGATTGCCTCCTTAGACCATCTTGTTTTTAACACGCTTTACCGCTTGACGTCTTGAGCAAGACGGGCAGATGTCCGAGTTAAGGGATTGAACTGGGTTTAAAATAAGCCCACAACTAGTGCAGCCTTTATCACCATTATACTGTGTACGGTTAATATCCGCTGGGTATGGTGCAGGAAATGCTGTGCCATCTCCTGAAGGGTCTATCATTCTTAAATCCATATTAAGTATTACCTAACGCGTTTCGGCTGGTTGATTCTGTAGTTGTAGGTTGCTGTGAGTAATCTACACGAGTCTGTGGTCTACCAGTCATTTCTACAATGTCTTTAATGCCGTATTCCGCTACTTCATAGCCAAAACGCTGTGGAAATAGCTGGATTTGTGGCATTGGTGGGCGAACGTACTGCTGAATCTCTTGAGCGGTCAGGTTACCTACTCTGAGGGCCTGTGTAAGCATACGCTCGTTGTTACTAGCAAAAGGACCGATGTACTCCTGTGGAGGCATTGCAGCCTCTGGTGGTACGCCTACAGGCTTATCCCACGCTCTAAATCCGTATTTACCATTTGCGGTATTAGGCATTGTGTTCCTTACCGTGGCCAAATTCTTCTAGTCTGCCAGTTGCTGACTCTTTAACCTCAGACGGGGTCATACCAGCTTCTCGCAATCCTTTATCAACTGCTTCTTTCTTCATTACTTCTGCCCCGTGACCAGCACTATTTAAGTGCTGCTCTTCGCCCGCAGACACGTAAGTTCCAGGTACGCCTGGAATAGCAACTGTATCTTGAACTAACTCTTGGGCTTCACCGCAATGTGCGCATTTAATATTTACTTTTTTAGCCATTAATACTCCCCTTTGCCCATGCCCGTTGTAAACGCCTCAGTGCGGCCTTCCTTCGGCGGAGTAGCAACAGCTGCGCCATCCGCAGCTTCCATTTGACTATCATCTTTACGGTCATTCATAGTACCGACTTGTGGGGTATTCATTAGCCCTTTAATTCGTGTTGAACCGCAGTAGCCATAGCAGCATCCTGCTGACCTACACTAAATGAGCCCATCCTAGATTCGCCACTGTTACTGCGTTCTGCATAGCCGTGTCCACCGCCAGTAGGCATGAACCCGCCCTTACCTAACTTACTAAGTAAACCGCCTCCGCCTTCAGCGGCTGCGCCGCTTTCAGCTGCGGCAGCTGCTCCACCAGCGGCTTCTCCTGCTACTAATCCTTCGGCTAAAGGTGCTAAAAATGCCATTTTATCTCCATTGCGGGCTTAAGCCGCGTAGCTGTGTGTTGCGGACTTTATTCATTTCTAGTGGGCTACTAGAGCGTGTGTTTGCCTTACCGTCGTTTACTAAGTGAGGCGCTGGTGCCAAAGCAAATGCTGGAGCAAATCTAGAAGCAGGCTTACCTCTCTTAGCGGCAGCCATCTGCCTTGCAATACCACGGTTTGCAGCAAATCCTGAAGGCAAATAGTAATCACTCGGGTCAATTCGCTCGCCGCGATGAACGCCGCGCTGATAACCACGTTGCGTTTGGCGTACTTTTAGGCCATCAAGGACCTGCTCAGATACGCTATTAGGGCGACCACGATCATCGCGACGAGTTCGAATTGTTCCAAGATAACCGTCTGGATATTCCGCAGATGGTTCTCGGCCAACACCTAAGCGCAGGAAGTCAAGGTCAGAGCGGGCAACAGCCACGCCACCGCCACCATAGTTGGTGTAGGTGCCATACATACCATTGGCACCGAGGCTTTGAACGTTTTGACTAGGCATACCTATAGTTTATACACTAATTAAGTTAAATTAGTTCTAAACTCTTGTCCCATAAATACTGCCCAGTCATCTAGGATTGGAACAGATAACAAGGTAAATTCGCCTGTGTCTTTATACCATGCAAATCCAACGCCCTGTTGCCAGTTCTCCCAGTATTTAACGGGTTTCTCATTAGGGGTAATTCCACCCTTGACGCTAGGTACCGAACCATCTACACGGCATAAACATCCAGGGCTAAACGCAGCATTACGAGCTGGCCCATTACTGGTGTGGTTAGTGTGGTACATCATTTCAATTCGGTGAATGTGCCCATAAATTACGGAAACATGGTGATTTGAATTAATATACTTCATGGCTGTGCTACCGGCCGAATTAACCCGGTCGCCATGAATACAGCGTAGGTTCTCGTTCAACCAATATTCGCCCGCTGGGTATCCGCTGGCATACTTAATGTTTAATTCATCCATACGCAACAAATGTGGAAGGCTGTTTACTGGCCAATCACTTGGGGTAGTCCCTGCTTGACGCATATTTGATACGGCTGGGGCGTTCTCTGCCAAATACTTATATATACGGCAGTCGTGGTTACCTTCTAGGAATACAATTTCCGCATCCGGCACGGTTGCACGTTGTGCGGCTAAGTACTCATAACCACGCTGGATAGCTAGGTTAGTTGAGTTCTGGAACGCAATCTCCTGATGGTGACGGCTCTGGGCTGGCAGGTCTAGGGTATCTCCTAGGTTTACCACAGTATCCACGCCAAACTGCTGATGCGCATAGTTTAAAATCTGCATTGCAATATCAATTGCTTTTTCAGAGTGAAACTCAATTACTGTTCCATCCTCATAGACACGGTAACCAATCTGTGTGTCTGGCAATAGGGCAGCTAACTTCCATTCGTTCTTGCCTTTTTTAGGTTTAATAATTGTAGATGGCTTAATTGTCATCTTTTGGGCTTGCATCAATGGAAACGGTTTTAGCGGGTCTTCTCTTAGAAGGGCGGCTAATTCTTTAGCTAAACTATCGGACAAGTGCATGTTCCTTTCATATGATAATTAAATGATGTCTGCTTAAACGGAGCATCGGGATGGTACTTTTTAATTAGCTTTAAAGCTTCTGACATATTTAAATTGGTTTTGCCTTTAAGCACAGAAAATATTTCTTGAAATTCTTTGTCTTGGTCTTGAACCCAGACATTTACTACACAGCCTATTCCATCTGATTTAGCGGCTAGTACCTTTAGTTCATCTATTAACATAAACCTCTCCCGGTCTTCTATATATTATTATCACACATCAGCGTGACGTACGTTGATTATCGCCGATAATTTTTGGTTTGTCAAGGCAATAAAAAAGCCCCCATTGCTGGGGGCTTTTCCTATACCTTGTCGGGGTTAGTTATGGTCAGACATTCCGTCTGTAAACTGTGCTGATGTGCGGTTAGTAGACGCTGGCAGAATACGACCGTTACCCTGTGTAGGACCAATCTGAGGGTCTACATATGAAGGCATCTTTGTAGTAATACCGTATTGCTTAGTGCTTGTTGCTTTAATTTTTGTGCGGCTAGGCTTTGCCTGCTTGTAAGGGTCGCCTGATGCTGTGTTCTTCTTCTTTACAAGCGTACCTCTTTCAGGTTTTCCTGAAGGATTATTAGCAGTTGAAGCTGCGCTAGTTCCCATTGTAGGGAATTTGCTTTTTGGTTGTTTATCCATGATTTTTACCTCTTTGGCCTAAGATGGTTGATACTTTAACGATACAGGTAATTGGCTAAATATGCTTAATTAACTGAATTTACTTTAAATACGATTGCGCTGATACTTTCGCCATTAATCTCTACGGACTGAAATCCTGGAATACATACTAGGCTTATTCCGCGTGGTGCGGTATATCCGCTGGCAATTGCAATAGCTTTTACAGCTTGGTTAACTGGTCCCGCGCCTACAGCGCGAATCTTACAGGTTCCTTTTTCGTAAATAGCGTGTGCAATAGCTGACGCCACTGCTTGGGGGTTACTAGACGCGCTTACGCGTAATACATTTTCATCTTGTGATTCAGACATTTAATTACCTTAAATTGTGTTAGTACTCCCGTACTTCTACTATAAAGGTAAAATAGGCTTAATTTAGGCCCAATCCAAATTTTCTCTGATGTCTGGCATTACCCCGATTTCACGGTTATCCCAGTTTCCATCAAGTACCATAAGGGCAATAATCGAGTAATTGGCCATATCGATAAAGCTATCGCGCAGGCTCTCGTTTTCAGGCTTAGCCCCGCTATCGTACAGGTGATTGATTCTGGCTAACTTATCGTGCATACGTACTCTAAGGCCGTTCAAAGGGCCGCCAGGGCTCTCGCTGATGTTCTTTGGTCCATAATCTTTGTGTTTTTTAACCAGCAACTGCTCTGCCTCTAAAAACTTAGTAGCTAGGGCTGCTTCAAAATTATCTTGAATTAACTGTGCTTTTAGTTCTTCTGTTGTAGGACCAGATTTACGGATAAATTCTCTTGCTGCTTCTGATAGGCCATTAAAATTGCCTGGGTCACCTGGTTGATACGCCATATTATTCTCCTTGTTTTTCGTGACAGGGACAACTACAGATTTTCTCTGAAACTGTGCCCATCGATAACTTTACTACTTTTGGGCAATTAGTGTGGTGCCCGGTTATACACCAACCAGTATAGTTGGTGCCTGATAAATTGTTACTCTTCATCGTCGTGTAGGTGCTCTAAGTCTATACCTTTTACAACGCCAATTAGTGTCATTATTCCAGCCAATACTAAAGTAACAACTACAGTAATGGATACGAATAATACTACTGCTGCAATTATTTCTACCATTTATTAATCCTTTAGTTCTCGTATGAATTGTACAATTATATGTGCATCACAGCTATTTCCGCAAGATGCTGATTTGTGTGGAGCACCGTCTTCTATAAGCTGTGCTACTCTAGCTCGTTCATCAAACTTACTAGTTTTTAACTCTTTATTTTGTCGCTTTATTATTAACCAGTATGAGGCCAAGATATACGCAAATATTCTAATAGCAAACGAATGTCTTTTTACTTCCCGATTAAACGCGTTCCACATTAAGGTTTTTCCCTAAAAGTAGGTCCTTTAATCTTTTCAAGTATTTCTAACTCATAGGCTAAGTTGCCTTTACCAGCAGCTAGCATAGCTAGGGCATACGAATCCGCAGCGTTATCGTCATTAAACTCTACGCCCCACTTTTTATATACCGCTAAAAGTACCTGATTTTTTTGTACGCCTGTGCCTTTACCTGTAATGTATTTCTTTAAAGTAGTTGGCGGAATAATGTATGGATACTTACCCTCAAATTCATCCAGTTCATTGTAGCAAACCAGTTTTACTATGGCACCTAATTCGCCCAGCATATGGGCCATTGTGGTGCCAAAGGCATAGCCTTCCATGGCTACAATAATTGACGAAGGCTTATTATAGAAAGTATAGTAGTCCAATATTTCTGTAAGTTTTTCTTGAATCCAAACCAAACGGTCAATGTGTAGTCCTTCTGCTTTAAACACATTAGTTTTATAATCCGCTACGTCTTTTGCGTCAAGTACGGTTATCCCAAACCCGGAATAAGATTGGTCTATACCAATTGCAATACTATTTACATCTCGCCCTAGTCCTGGCCCAAATACCTTATCTTTTGCCATTATGCGGTAAACTTACGACTTCTGGTCTTAAAGTTATCGCTTGATGTTCTACGGGTCAGTTCACGGCTACAGACCGCGGTGCTACGTTCGTAGTTATTAACCATGGTCTCTAGCATTTTGCGATACGAGTACTTGACCAAGGCCTCCTGGCGCACTTCACCGAGTGTAGGGTCGCCATCAACTAAGGCTTTAATAATAGTTACTGTGGTCTTAGCGTTGTTTGTCTGATGACGTAACATTGCCTCTGACTCAGCATAATCTTTGTTACGTTCTGCATCTTTTTCATCAATAATGGCACAGGCTAATTGAGTACTTAGAAATTCACTGTAAGCCGATAAATGTGTGTATAAACGCATTAGGTCTTCATCATCTAACTCTGTGATATCAGCTGGAAGCTCTGGGCGTGGCATAGACGTTTCACGGTCTACAGTCAATCCTTGTTCATCAAGCATATCTAAGATGTACTTGCTGGTGTCATTTGTGATTAATGTTGTCTTACTCATTGAACCCTCCGCATTGTTTGCACTTTAACGCTCCGCCAACATTACAGTCTGGGGCGCTGTTTTTAGATAACGAGTCTACCACAATTTGTGCGCCATCAATAATTGGCTGAATCGCCCAATCATCTTTGCGAACAATAAACTCTTTAATTTCCTGTGTAGGCTTTGCTTCGTACAATAACACAGCTTCTTGTGGTACATCTGTCCGACCAGATAACTCTAACACTTTCATATATAACTGAACCTGGGCTATGTGCGCCTCAAATGGTGACTTAAGATTTTTCCATGCTTCAGCAAAATCTTGATTTGATGCAAACCAGTTTGACCGGTCGTACCACATAAATGTACCGGCACCTACTGACTTAATTTCAAGCATTAGGTCATCGCCAAATCCTTTTAGCCAACCGTCTGAATGGCCAGTAATCATCAACTTGTCATATTCTACGGGAACTTCTTTATAACGCATTGTTCCTTGCGTACTACAGGAGTCACAACCTTCTGGGCTAGTTTCCCAAATTTTAATAAAGCAGCTCTTACACTCCCATACACCGTACAACTTACCCATGTCACGAAACCAATTTTGCCAAGTAGCATGAATACCGTGACCTTGTGCAAAAATTAGTTCGCGTTTAAATTGGCGAGCTTCGGGTGTAGGATGATTACCTTTTAAATGAAAGTAAGACGCTCGGTGGCACCAATATGGGCTAACCATAGCGGATGGGTGTAAACCATTAAACGATCTAGAATTATCTATAGGTTGTGATAGTACAAAGCGTTCTACTTTGCTAATCACTCTTGTGGTTGATTTACCGGCATCTACAAAGCTTTTCAATGCACCTGCTGGTATCTTTTTTAGTTTTTTCTCTGGCATGTTTTATGTCCTCCACTTAAGAACATAGCACACTTTTCTATGGTTGTCTACTAGCTTTTTTAGCAAGTTCTTCTAAAGTAGTTCCTTGCTTTTTAGCTTTACGTTTTAAAGCGTTTCGTTCACGATGGCTCATGCCGCCCCAGATACCGTGCACTTCATCATTCTTATCCGCAAACATTAAACATTGTAAACGAACAGGGCATTCACCTTTGCCATCACGGCCAAAACAAATTGATTTAGCTTTGTCTGCTATTGGTTTGTATAATTCTTTATCTCTTGGCGGAAACCAAAGGTCTGGATTATAAACAGATACATAATCTTTGGTTTCATCATCATATCTTCTGGTGCCGCACTTGGACTCATATTGCCAAGGGTCTGGTTCTGAAAGAAAGCTAGTAAACGGGGTAGACAAATAAACTCCAATAGTTGAGCTACTTCTCTTCCGTGTGCTCCTCTATACATTGTAGCAGAAATTCTCTCATTGTCAAAAAGTCATTTTCGTCCATAACCACATAGTTGACATCATTTAGGCTTATGCCCAAAACAGGCGTACGGCTGTCTAGGAGGGCCTCTGTGGTTATCTTTTCTAATACATCAGACTTCAGGGTAAACGACTTTTTACCAGTCCACTTATGTTCAATTAGAAGGTCTTGTGACCGTACATCGCCTTTGCGAAACCAAAAAGCACCGGAGGCAACATTACGTTGACCTCCGATGGCTTTGGCAAGGCGTTTTTCATGTTTTAGGGATTGTTTCTGACCCTCAGATTTAGCCAAGCTTTAAAGTACCCATCACGTCTTTAGTTAATTGTTCCTGCAAGTCTACTTCTTCTCTAATTGAACTAAGCAACGCATCTGCACCCTGCCATTGACGGTCAGAATAGCGGTAATATGCTCCGGCTCTCACAACAATTTTATTAATGATGGCTAGCGATACGATTTCTTTGGCAAAATCATATTCACCCTTGTCAATGCCAGAGCCGTCATCAAAGTAAAAATCTACAAACGCAGTCTGTCCCGGAGGTGACGACTTGTTCTTTCTGGTCTGGAATTTGATAGTTTGGCCTACCTTACGCTTTTCCTGACCTGTGCCAATCTCAATCCATTCATCGCGCTTTACATCAACGCGGGTAAAGAAAAAGTAATTCTTACCTTCGCCACCTGGAGTAGTGCGTGGGTCTCCATACATTACGCCAATTTTCATACGAAACTGGTTAATAATTAAACCAATGAATGGTCGCTCTTCGCCTAACATACTGCGTTTGCCAGCTCGTTCCATCTTACGAAAGAACTTACCCATAAGCATTGCGCCACGGCCAACTGTAAATTCTTCCATTTCCTTTTCGTCTTCTGCTGAAGGTACAAGGGCCGGAAGTGAGTCAATAACTACACAATCAACTTCTTTAGTTTCTACAAATTCTAAGACAGCTGTTAAAGCAATTTCCATAACGTTGCTACTAAACACAAACACTCGTGAGGAATCTACTCCGCACATCTCTGCATATTCTGGAACCCACTGCTCAGCAGCAATCCAAATAGTAGTAAAATCAGGGTTAATTTTCTGATTAGCTGCAATGGTTTTAAGGGCTAGTGCGGTCTTACCATTACTTGCTTCACCAATAATCTCATGCCATTGGTTAGTTGGCCAACCACCGCCCAAAATCATATCCAATGACAATGATCCCGATGTAAACCTAGTCATAGGTACAATCTCAGACGCCTTGACAATAGTATTTTCACCAAGTTTTTTATTTAATTTTGCTACTACAGCATCTACTACTTTAGACATTAACCGATCCTATCTACAATTGTGCCTGGGTTAAAATTATTTGCTGTACTGATTTGCTTAGCAGCTTGTGTATTACCATTAGATGGTACTCTGACTCCCGGCATACCTGAACCAGATTGCTGTATTGGATAACCGCAATCATAGCAACGAGGCGCTGTCTCTGGGGTCATTTTTCCATAATTACCACTAGAACAGTTTGGACAACGACTTGGGGTCAATGCACTTGCTGGAAGAACATGCCCAGCTAAATCTGGGTTGTAAGTAGGCTGTTGGGTAACCGGAGGATAACCTTGATTAGGAGTATACCCAGGATACTGCGGTGTTATACCAGGCTGGACTACAGGAACTTGTTGTTCAGGTAATCGTGGTTGCTGTGGTTGTCTTGGGGTGCCTAATTTATCTGCCCACCAATTACTCATTATCTGTCTCCTTTAATCCGGTATAGGTACCGTGAAGTTTAATTAAATTAAGCTCTACCGCAGCTGAAATAGTTGCTAACAATCCATTAAAAGTTAAATTGCTATAGAACTCTTTTAAAGTTGTGGAACTTGATTCTAACATACTTTCGTCAACTCCTGGGATTTTTAACATCTCTTTGCGGTGAGCTTCAAAAGAAAACTCAGCATTCATGTTTGCATAGATAGTTAGGAAAGGTAACAACGCGTCGATATTAAAAAGTCGGTTATCAGAATCATCTTGTTCTTTTTCATGTCCTTCTTCACTAACGGGTGACAGATTAAAAATTCCAATATTTTTATTAGCATCAGAACCAACGGTATCGTATAAGTACCATCTAAACAAAGTTGTGACCGGTACTTGATGTATTTCTCCCACACCTTCTGGTTCAGGTATTGGCCAATCGGTCATTTTGCTTCTCCCCACTTATCGACAATTTTAATATCAGCAATTAATGGTACTTTTAACACTTGAATATCCTCCATAGCTTCACGCAGCTTTTCTGCTGTTTCTTCTGCCAGTTCTGCTGGTGTAGTAACTACCAATTCATCGTGAACAGTAAGTATTATCTTAGCCTCTTTTGGAATCATTGTCCAAGCACGTACCATGGCAATTTTAATAATATCTGCGGCACTACCTTGAATCTTTGTGTTAAACGCTTGACGCTCAGCTCCTGCACGAAGTCCATTATCTCTTGACATAATTTCAGGAAGATAGCGACGGCGTCCCGTAATAGTTTTGATATGTGCAACTGGTTTACCTGCACGAGTGGCTGAAATAACTTTGGAACGATAAGCAGAAATAGCAGGGAACTCTTTAGCAAACCTATCTAATAAGTCTTTAGCTTCAGTTTTAGAACAACCAATAGACGCGGCAATTTTATCTGGACCAACACCATATGCCATAGCTAACACAAGTACTTTACCCGCTTTACGGTCTACGCCCATAGTGTCACCAATAGTGGTGTAAATGTCTCTACCCTCTAAATAGTTATCCATCATAATCGGATCTTCTGAGAATGACGCAATAACGCGTGGCTCAATCTGTGAGTAGTCAGCCACAACTAATACTTGGCCCGGAGGTGCTGTAAACAAATTACGAATAGCTTTACCATGCGCAGTATGCGGTGCCGGTACGTTTTGCAAGTTAGGGTTACGGCTTGAAAAACGGCCTGTCTCAGCTCCGTGCTGTACAAAGTCACCGTGTAATCGCCCGTTAATTAAAAGGCTTTCCTTGGTCTCTGTACGAGTTTTTCCAGAAGTTGTGCGTTCAATATCTCCGCCTAAATATGGAATTACGTAAGTTGAAAGAAGCTTATTATAGTCAGCGTATTCCAACATAGCTGTAACTAGTGGGTCTTTATCACGGTAAGGTTCTAGTGCCTCGGCTGATACTGAATAATCTGACTGTGATAGGTCTGCGCCTTCTTTGTCTTTTTGACTACCTTTAGTCGTAAGAACTTTAGGCTTTAGCCCTCGTCCGCCGTCTTCTTTAGCGCCATACAGTAATACTTGTTTTTCTTGATTAGAATTAATATTAAACTCGCGACCGGCAGCTTTATAAATATTGGCTCGTGCCTCATCTACTTTAGCTTCTAAATCAATCTTTAATTGTTCTAGGGATACCGTATCAATAACTGCACCAGTTAATTTCATGTCGCATAAAACACGCAATACATCCATTTCTAATGCAAATACTCGGTTAAGGTCTGCGGCGTCTAATTTAGGTACAAGCGACTTCCACAATAAAAAAGTGTACTTAGAGTCTAGATAAGCGTATTTAGCTACAGTATTAAAGTCATAAACTTCAACTTCTTTACCAACACCTTTTTCCATCTCATACCCAAACTCGCGCTTAAGGCAGTCAGCAAGACCACACTTATTTTTATTGCGGTTGTCTGAAATAAATGAAGCAATCATAGTGTCGAAGTAAGGGCCGGCAGGAACGCGGCCACCGTAATACTTTGCAACTGATGTAAGGTCAAAAACTAAGTTATGGCCAATAGTAAGGACATCTTGGCTAAACATCAATGGCTCTAATGCCTTAAACACCTCAGCTGGATACAGCTGTTCTGGTGCGGGACCAAAAACTTTAGTGGCTTTCTTCGAGTCACGGCTGTAGTCGCTAGGTCTAAGGGTTAGCCCCTTTTCTTTGCGAACTTCGCCCTGACCGGTGAGCGGAAAAACTTCTTCAATAAAGTCGCCGTGTGGGTGGCCCATAGGGATGACGTCACAGCGTCCGTTAGTTGCAAATGTAATCCATAAGACTTCATTTACAGGAGTCATGCCTCGGCGTGGGCCTACGGTTTCAACGTCAAAGGCAAAGGCATCTTGAGTTAGGTAGTAATCTACCATCTCGGCAAGTTGTTCGGCAGTAGTAATAATATTCATAATATCTCCACAATAGCGTAATAGGCGGGGATGTCAAGTCCCCGCCTATTGCTATTGAATCTAGATTAGCGAATCCGCGATTTCATCGAGCTCTTCAAATGAGTGCTCTTTGATTAGCCCGCGGGTGTAAACCTCTGAAGCACTGACAACTTTAGACGCAGCATCTGCATCTAGTTTCCAGTCTTCCTCTAGGTCGCGTTCCTTGATTGGAGATACGGTGTAAGAAGTCGATGGACCCTTACCGATACGCACAATCGCCCAGTATCCCTTTGTAAGAGGACCCTGTGGTGAATAGTGAGCTGCGTGCAAAGCCTGATATAGGCGTGCACCTGAAATTAGCATCTGACGCTGCATTCCAATTGGTGAGTTTAATGACACAACTGTAAAAGCGCGCTTGTTCTCCGGGCGGTCCTGGAGCTTGACGCAAAGTGGGCAATTAGCACCAATACAGACATACGAGCGCTTACCGCTTGTCTTCTGCTTTAGGAAGTGCTGCTTGTAAATAGCAAACGGGCCGTTCTCGTCAAGAAACTTGAAGACCTGGTGCTGGTTTTCCTCAAACTTAACTTCCGTTGGAAATTCGCTTGAGACTGCAAGGCTTTCGGCAGCATCCCAACCAGACTGAACTGATGTAGATGTTGCTGTGGCCTGTGATGGGCGGGCATCGATGTCGTCGGCAAGGTAGCTAGCGGCATCTGGGGCATTATTGTTTAGGGGCATGTTTTCCTTAGTTGATTATTTTGTTTTCTTCTGCGCGGATTGATTCCCACGCCTCGGCTATCCTACTAGTAAGATTCCGGTGTATATTCCAGTCTATACGATCTGTGCCCAAAAGTCCAGCTTTTGCGAACAATTCAACTGTAATTTTTACCATTGCCTTACTATAAAGACGCCTTCCCTCATGCATCTTACCATTCTTATCGGGTTTAGCCGGTAAGCGATAAGGTGACTGAGGAAGCTTTCCTCTATCCATCCATTGCCTAAGCGTAGGGATGGTTTTATTTAATGCTTTGGCTAATGAGCCTAACATATAAACTTCAATTTCTCTACCATTTGGTAAAGTTTTTAACACAAAATCTTTTTCCCAGTCTGTATCTAATGCAGGCATTTCTGGAACCTCTTTACGCTTACGTTTACTGCCGGGATAATAAACATCAAGTTCGCCAAACATATCGTCAATAAAATCTTTTTCACTCATTAGTCGTGAACCTCACAGTGCAAAATAGCTTCATTCTCAGTTGTATATAAATCCCAACACGATTTAGGCTTGTTTTCTCTAATTAAAAAATAGCCGTATAATAAAGAACCAAACATAGCCAAAATTATTCCCGCAATTGCAATAATTTCTTTTTTAGTTATGCGTTGATTCATGAGTTAACTCCTTTAAAAATTACTATAGCACTTGGAAAAGGTGCTGAGCTATTTTTGGCAAACCCTGGTTGTTCAAACTTTAGCCTGCCTTTTATAAATCTTACTTCGCCTTTAATTGCATAGTCATGCCACCAGATAGTATCTGTACGGGCAGGCACTAAGCATACTACAGTTGCCCCAGTTTGTGAAGCAGCGTATGCCTTAGCCATCCATTTACCGATAGTTCTACCGTAAGGCGGGTTCATCCATACGGTACCCACCCAGTCCTGCACTAGCGCATTATCCTCTTTAGTAAAATAAACATCTACTTTAAAGTTGTGTGCGCTAGCACAAGCATCCAGGGTAAAATTAAATTCATCGTTTAACTCGTCAAACAATGCTTGAGGCGTACCCCAGTCATCAGTTGCGCTAGAGTATAGACCAGAATTTATTTGGCTAATTGTCTTCTCCATTGATAAGAGTAATAACGTGACTCACAGCATCTAAAAAGATTTGGTCAAAGTTGTGTTGATTTTCTAGCAGCTTAACGATGCGTTCACGTTCTGCAAAAGCACCTTCTTCTTGACCTATAGCAAGTCCTTCGGCGCGGCCTCTGTTAAACCCGTGCATAAAGTCTTTAATTTCGTCAGGTAATTCGTGTAGTTCTGCGTCTAAATCTGACATGCGTCCCATTAGTTCTTCTCCAATATTAGTGCCCATGTAACCTTCTCAGGAAACATAGATTCGATGTCTTCGTCGGTTAGCTTACCATCATAGTATGCAGCCATGACAGCATCTTGGTCAAGTACTACAACTGTTTTAGTTAATGAATCAAACAAACCTTTTTCCTTTAGTAAAGTATCAGCCTTGTCTTCGTCAAATACTTTAGACACACGACGTTGTTTTACTACATTAGCAGTGTTGCTGACATTATCGTCAATAGGAAGTACAAGACTTCCTTTTTCGTTCTCTTCGCCGAGTTCTTCAACAGCAGCTAGGATACGCTTTCTGAGAGTGCCGACGCGGGCCTCAATAGCAGTAACTTCTTCCTTTAGAAATACATACTGCTGTACTTCTTTGCGTAATGGTTCCAAGTTTGAGTCTGGAACTGACTCGTTATTAATGGGCATTTATACCTCTGTAGTCTAACCCCCGTGGGGGATGCTATGTCTTAGCTGTATAAATCTAAACCTTACTCAGCGACTTTGTCAAGTCCTTCAGCAATAAATTTTTCCATAGCTTCTAGAAGAATGCTAGTAACGGTTATACCCTGCTTAGCGGCTTCTTTTTGTACGGCTAGCCATAGGGCGTCAGGTACGCGGATAGTGCGTGTCGGGGTTTTAGGTGCGTTTGGCATACCTATAGTTTACCATAAAAAGCTGGTTCTGTAGGAGTCGAACCTACGCCTGCGGTGTTGGAGACCGCCGTGCTACCGTAACACTTAGAACCATAACCACTACAGTTTATTTGATATCTATGACTTTTGGCTTCTTTTCGTCAGGGATATTCTTAAACAACTTGACTGATAAAAGCCCGTTTTCTACCTTGGCTGACTCTACTTCGTAAAATTCAGCAAGGGCAAAAGTGAGCTTAAAATCGCGTCCAGCGATACCGTTGTGAACGAGTTCGCCTTCTTGTTCTTTGTCTTTCTTTTTACCTTCAATTTTCAACGCCTGTTCTTCTACTGTGATTGATAGTTCTTTCTTATCGAAACCAGCAACAGCTACATTGATGACTGTGGTGTCGTTTTTGTGGTCAATAATGTCATAGGGAGGATAACTCGCCTTGGCAGTTGACAACTCTTTAAGCTGCTCTAACAGCGGGGACCAACCAATAGACCAACGGTCTAGGCTTGGAAATAGGTCATTGATGGTAATAACCTTTGGGGCAGGCGGTTTCTGCCATTTAGTATAAATATCCGCAGGGTCATGCGGATTTGGAGTTGCTTTACCATATGGGTCATATGGATTTTTGTGCTTATCCCACGGGTCTGGGAATTGATCACGTATCTTCATGTTGTCTCCTTAGACGACAACTGTGCCTTGGTACTTTGACTGCCCGTAGCACAGTATTATTTACGGTACCCAATTGGCGTACCTATATAGATTTTAGCAGAAACTATACACGTTGTCTATATAAAGAGCCCCCAGTGAATTACGATATCACAACCTCCGCTTTACAAGAGCGGCGCTCTGCCGTTGAGCTATAGGGGCGTATTAAGACGTTGTTTTTTTAATTCCCTACCTTTACTTACACGCAATCGGTTGGCTTCTCTACACTCGTCACATCTACAGCCTTTATTATACATAGCTATTTGACCGCATTTAGCCGTAGTAGATTCGGCAATAGTCTTTTCTTTGTGGCAAGTATGGCAAAGTACTTGACATTTGCTTAATTCAACTTCACGAACACTGGCTGACCTGGACCACAAAGCTGATATTTTCATAGACTTTTCATGTCTATTAATATGGTCTATCTCTAAACGCTCTTCAGAACCGCATTTAACGCATTTGCCGCCTTGTGATTCAATCCAAGCAAGCCTGCGTAAATTAAGCCAAGTGTTTTGATAGACGCGTTTTTTATCTCCGATGTATGCCATGTGTAAAGTGTACCACACTACAAATCGAACTTGTAAAAAGTGGGCCGGAGAGTGAGAGGCACATCCGGCCCACAATTAGTTTACAGTGTTTTTACTATACGGACAAATCGGATTTGCCCGCTTTTGTAATCTGTAAGCGGTTGAATTATCGTAGCGTTAGCTCCACGATGTGCATTAATTATTTTTCCATTTCCAATGTAAATGGCGGCGTGATAGAAATTAGTGCTGCCGTTATAAGCAAACACAACTATGTCTCCAAGTTTTGGTTTTGAGACGCGGGTTCCAATATGCCCTTGGGCATTTGCCGAGTGCGGTAATACTATACCGAATCGTTCATAGGTCCAGCGTACTAGACCTGAACAGTCCCATCCACGGGGACTGGCACCTGAAAACACATAAGATGTTTTTCCTACGCGAGTTTTCAGATACTTAACTACATGCCTCATTTGAGCAGTATTGCGGTGTGCTTTAGCTGTCTCAATTAAGGTTAATGGTTTAACTTGATGTTGCTTTGTTTCTTGTGTAATTTGAGCTACAGCTGTTGCTGTAGAGGCGGAACAACCAGCAAGTGTTACAAGTATGCTGGCTATAATTACGTACTTTTTCATTTGGCGACCTTACCTTTCATTGCTTTAGTACTGGGGTCGTTTATTGTCGAAGTGACACTATATTCAGTTATAGGTAAGACCATAGCATAGAAATACGAAGCCAAACAACGTTTAGCCAAAAAAACACACCTGGCTAGTAGATAATGGAATTGACCCTATTTGTCAAATTAATCGCGCAGTTACCTGCTTAAAACACGCGTTTCTATACCTAAACTCCCCTATAAATCCTTAGTTTAGAAAATTATTATGAAACTTTTTGGCAATGTAATGTTGCGTGTACTTGCAACATTTGTCGCCTCAGCACTGGGCGTAATCGGTGCGGGTACAGTCGCCGGCTCTATGAGCGGTATCCAAATTCCTATCTGGTTTAGCGCTGTAATGGGCGGTGTAATGGCCGTAGCTAAAGTAGTTGAACTGCTTGCTTTGGCTTTCTTAGAAGATGGAAAACTTACTCTAAATGAAATTAATGCTGCCTTCCAGCAAACCGTATCTTTAAAAAATGTCGAAAATGAAAAGGAAAAAACCAATGAAAAAAATGCGTAAGTTCTCTACTTTATTTGTAGCCGCAACTTCACTATTTCTTATGTTTGGGTTGTCTAGCCCTGCTATGGCTGATAGCACAACTGACTATAACCAAAAAGTTGCCGAGGCGCAAGCAAAGGTACAAGACCTTCAGAATCAATTAAACAACGCACAGGCTAACCTTGATAGCTGGACTAACTCATCTAACTCTCAGGCTGACCTTATTAACTCTGCTCAAACTGCCGCTACTGAGGCAAAAGATGCTTTAGACGCTGCTGTTGCTGATTACAATGGCAAAAAAGCTAATTATGATGTTGTTTTTGCTGATGTTCGTGCTGCTGAAGCAGCAGTTGCTCAGGCAGTAGCCGCAGTAAACGCTGCTGCTGATGTAGTAGATTATACTTATGATTCTTACGCAATAGCCCAGCAGAATGCCGACAACGCTCAAGCTGTTATGAATCAGGCTAAAAATGACTATGACACCAAGTTAATCAACGCTGGTGGTCAGGGCAGTAGTGCAGGTTTGAAGGTAGATGTCTACACAGGTATCGGTCGTTATGGAAACCCTCCACAGAAGTCAGATACTGTTTACACCAAGTGTAAGACAACTACTGTAAGCAACATTGACCTTAACTGGGGTGGCGGTGACATTCTAGGTTGTGGCTCTGACTACATCATGCTTCACTACAAGGGTTACATCACATACCCAACAACCACTAAGGTTTACTTCCAGGCTCCTGCCGATGACGGTTTCTACATGTCTATCAACGGAACTCAGGTAATCAATGACTGGTCATTAAAGGGCTGTGGAGCAAACTCAACTGGACTATTTTCTTTCACTGGTGGTAAGTCTTACGCTATTGACGCGTGGTTCTACGAGTGGACTGGCGGTGCTTGTTCTAGTCTTTACTACAAGCCATTAGGCGGTAGCTCTTATACAGTTGCCCCTTCATCGTTCTTTACACAAGATGCAGTAGTCACCATGGTTAAAGACCCAGCACTGTTGGCTATTTTAAACACTAAGACTGTTCTTTATGTTCAGGCAGTAGCCGCTGAAGAACAGGCAAGTGTAGTTTATGGAAATGCTTGTGATGACTATGACGGTAAGCAAATTACCTATGGATATGCTGGTAGTGCTTTAGCGAGTAAACGAGAGATACTTAGGCCTTTAGAAGATGTTATGAGTAATGCCGAAGTTGTTTGGCAAAACAGTAGCGATACCAAAGTAGAAGCTGATGCTAACTTGCGTGACTTAAAAGCCCAATACAGCAGCACATTTGCTGCTATTGAATCTGCGGCACAACAAGTAGATGACTTAGAAATCAAAGTTGCTCAGGCAAAAGTAGATTTAGCAAACATCCCAAAGCCTACTGCTGCTGATAAGAGACGGTCAAAAAAGAACAACCCAAAGTATTTTGCCGATGGTGCGTACCTTCCTAGGCAAGCGTTTGTAATTAATTTAAAATAATACCCCCAAAGGAATTTAACAACAATAATCCAGTTGCAGATATTCCATTGTTGGGGGCAGCATTTCAAGGATTAGCGGATGCGTTTAATGCTTTGGGTAACATTGGTGCAGACCTACCTCCTGCTGTGCGAGCAAAAGCACAAAAGGTAGTTATTTCCGCAATTATTGTTACACAGGTTGCAACACAAGCTGCATCTATGGCTGCTCAAAGTGCGGCAAGTGCAGCATCAAATTCAGCAGGTTCTAGCCGAAGGAAAGACAAATGAAATTTTTAAATGACCTTATAGGCCAAATATGGACTCTTTTAGGCATGTTTGTTGCCTGGATTGTACTAGAAGGCTCTGCTAAGGCAGTAGTTGGCTGGTGTATTATCGGCTCATTAGTTATATGGGTAGCTACGTTCCCCCTGCGAAATAAAGACTAATAAGGGACAATAGAACTGTCCCCTCCAACCCTTCGAAAGGAACCCCACTATGGGTAACTGGATTTTCCCGGTAAAGAAGGTCAAACTCGGATCACTATTTGGCGCAGTAGACCAGTGGCACAAAGCCCCAGGTCATCGTGGAACCGATTATAACGGTTTCCCTGTTGGCGAGCCTTTGCTTGCTGTAAATGATGGAACAATCGTACTTAATAGACCTTTAGCAAAAAGCACCGTTCTTGGTAACGTTGTTGTACTACAAACAGATAATGGCCACTACTTTGGTTACTGCCACATGAATGAACCATCACCACTTAAGGTTGGAACAGTCGTGAAGTCAGGCGACGTAGTTGGTAAAGCAGGTAACACAGGTTCAGCCAGTTTTGGCTGTCACTTGCACTTTACACTAAGCGGCTCTGCCGAAGGCGTGTTTGGTGGCAAAGTTTACAATGCTCACGAATACATTAAAGGTCAGATTGCAAAGCAAAAAGCTGCTAAACCAGCCGCTAAGCCAGTAGCTGCCCCAGTCCACGCAGACCCAAAGGTTTGCCCAACTTGTAAGCAAGAGGTTAAATAATGAAAGCACTTGGTAATTTAATTAAGCGCACTATTGGTGTGGTCATGTTTGCTGCAATTCCAGGTATGGCTACTGGTGCTGCATCAGGCATTGGTCCAGTACTTGGTGCTTTGAATGGTGTTGCTACCGTATTCTCATCAATCATCATTTACTTTGGTGTTCAACTAGCTTGGGATGCAAACATTTCAAACGAAGACATTGAAAAAGGTTTCCGTGCTGCTGTTGCAAAACAATCAGCAAATGACCCTGAAGTTAAACAAGCACTAGAAGAATCAGCTGCTGAAACTCCAGAACTTGCTGACTTTGGTGATCTAACAGAACTAACAGACCATGTAGATGCCCCTGAAGAAGAAGAGCCATTGGCTTAAATCTTAAGTAAAAACCCCCTGTTGTTTAGCAGGGGGTTTTTTATTACTTCTTGCGAACTAATTTGCGCTTAATTGCGTCAAAAATCTTTGGGCGCTTTTTTGGTGCTTTACCGTTATTGCGGCCGTCTCCGGCTTTCTTAACTGGTGCTGGTGCTGGCTTTCCTTTTGCCATTTTATCTCCTTATAGTTCATACCCGGAGTTAGTTGCTCTCCAAGTGCTTGGTGAATGATTTTTTTCTACTTCAGCTTTATCTAACTGACTGTCGTAAAGTCTAAGTATATGGATGCAGGGGTCTTCCCCAGCCTCATAGGCGTTTTCTTCTTCAATTGTCATAGGCATACCGTCATGTGTCTCACAAATTGATGGTCCACACCAACCTTGTGTAAGGCCGTACTGTAGCCATTCATCAAAGGTCATCATTTGTCCAAGTGCCATTAGTTTCCTCTTCCCCAGCCGCCGCCTCTAAACTGAACTGCAAGATTTCCAAAAATCCTGGTCATTGGTTTATTGCAAGCAAGGCATTTAGGTGTCTTTGTTTCTTCATTTATGTTTTGTGTAATCGTGCAAGTAGCTTCACAATCAAGGCATTTATAATGATAGTTAGGCATACTACACCGACATATCTACTAGGAAACCACGAAGTGTGCCAATTGTCAAGTCCACTCCACCATTATCATTAATACCTTCGCCGTCAATAACGGCTGCGGCAATTGCGTTCTTTTGTTGAAGGGCTGAATGTTGACGTACTTCGATAGAATTAGTAACTAACACGTCTTGGATTACAATGGTTTTCCACTCAGAAGAAGCCCTACGAATGCGGCCGTTACGCTGAGTAGCCAAACCAGAAGACCAAGGTAAATCATAGTTAATGAGCATGTTCGCCGCCGGAAGGTCCACGCCATAACCGCCGGCGTCAGAACTAACGAACACACGAATAGAAGGGTCGTTATTGAGAGCATTTTTATGTTTTTCCTTTGTCTTAGCATCAAGTTGCCCTGTATACGTAACACTAATGTCACGACCAAGACGGTCAGCAATAATATCTACCATGTCTACGTAAGAACAGAATACTACTAGTTTATTACATTCGTCTTGCTCTAGGAAGTCTTTAGCATAACTTATAAATGCCTCAAGTTTTGGGCTTGATAGACCTTCTAATAGTTCTTCATCATTTAGCAAAGAAGCGTATGATGAACCTTCTCCGTTTCCTGCTTTATATTTAGCGGCACTAATTTTTAATAGCTCTGGTGAGCAAGTAAGCATTTTAAGGCAAGTTATTTTAGACATTAAATCTCCACGCACTTCGTCAGCAGCACCTCCCCAAGATTTTTCAAATCCATAATGAGATAGTACATTAAATGAACTGCCAAAAAGTGTTTGAGCGTTATCTAAGTCCAGTATTAAGTCATCTGAAATACGCTTATATAGCTTAGCTGTTTTTCGATCCATCATCACATAAATTGGGTCTTTATGTATTGTAGCCGGCAAAAACGGGGCGACGTCTGGGTCTTTTTGAGCTTTACGAACAGATGCTGTTTTCATACGTTCATGCAAAGTAGACAAGTTACGGTAACGTTCTACTCCGCCCCAAGCGTTACGTACAATAAATGTCATATCAAACTTATCAAACCGGCCAAGAACGCTATCGTCTACAAACTGCATAATACTAAATAGTTCTTCTGGTTTACCATTTTCTACTGGAGTACCGGTAAGGGCAAATCGATATTCACAAGTAGCTAACTTTTTAACGGCTTTAGCGCGTTTTGATTTAAATGATTTAATAGCGGTAGCTTCATCTAAAACAATAAACCCTCTAGGTAATTTGCTTACAGAAGCCCAGTCATTAACTACTTGCTCATAATTCATAATGATGTAATCGATTTTAGAAGTTTTCCAGCGCATCGCACGGTCATATTGTTTTTTACGTTGCTCAGGATTACCGTCAATAACTATAGCGTTTGAGCCATTAGTAAACTTTGTAATTGACGACTGCCACTGGTATTTAAGGCTGGACAAACAAATGATTAAACCGGGCTCGGTTATCTTACCCTCATCCATTAGTTCTTCAATAGCGGCAATAGTTAAAACTGTTTTACCAAGGCCAAGGTCATACGCAACAAGCATTTTGCCACGTTCGGTCATTTTATCAACGGCCTCTGGCTGATATGGAAGCAGCGTTCCTACGAATCCCATGATAAAGCTCCTAATCCATTTACAGAGTGTTTAGCGTTATCTAAACCTGTGAGGATTTCTAATCTGCTCATGGCACCTACGTCTTTCATATCTGTATGGCCATAGTTAAAATACCATGCTTCAAAATTTTGTTCTAACATCTTCTTTGACGCATTAATTCCAGACTCATCGTTATCTAAGGCAAATAGGATTTCATCTGCCTCTTTAATAAGTTCTATTTGGGTATTGGAAATCATTGAACCATACGTAGATACTGCTCCAGTTACGCCAATTGATTCTAAACGCACTACATCTAACGGAGATTCTACGACAATCATACGACCACCAGCATATCGGTTAAGGCCAAATAAAGTAGTGGACTTTTCTACTCCTACAGGGTAGTTTCGGAAATAACGGCGACTAAACCCTTTTTCCTGCCAACCTAACAATTTATTTAAATGCGGGTCGCGTATGACTGAAATCCAGTTAGAGTGTGCAGTATCCCAAAGCAATTGATGTTTTTCAGCCGCCTGTAGCGTGAAGCCCCGAGCAGTTAATGCGTGCTGTGGCGGGTATGTAAACAAGGCAAGTCTAGACTCAGTTATATTTGTAACCTCTTTAAAAACTGGTTCTATTTCTTCTTCTTCGTGAGTACCAAGTTGTATATTATCAAACGAAAGATATAGCCAATCTTTAGCATCCGCATAGTCTAAAAATCCGTTAGCGTCTTTTAATCCTTGTGCAGTTGCAATAAGTGACCACAAGTTGCCCTTAAACCCACAAGAGAAGCAAATATGTGCGCCGGTATCGGAGTTAATCCACCATGATGGACTTCGGTCTTCTTTACCAGTAATCTCTTTGTGTCCTGGACATAAAGCAAGAATCTCTGCCCCGCGTGCGTTTACTGGTTCAATATCTAAACGGCGTAATACCGTTTCCATCTGTTCTAGTCTCATACGTCGTCGCTTGTCATCTCACGGAATAAACCGCTGGCCCAGTCCCACATCAAAGAAGCTTCTACGTTACCGCTGTTACGAGCAGCCATAACCTTTAGCGTTCTAGTATCATCTACGTTCTCGTCTTCACGTTCAAGGCCAAACACTACGTCAGCATCCTGTAAGAATGATGATGAATAACCAATTGAATCGGTAGATACTTTACCCTTTTTAGTTTTCCAGTTAAGAGCCTGAGTAGTAATCACAATAGGCTTGTTTGTACGTTGGGCTAGACGCTTAAGCGAACGAGTAATACCAGTCAAAGCTTGTGGAGTATTTGACTCACCGGTCTGCTCATCTAGCATCAAATACACACCATCAATAAATACGACATCTGGATTAAGAGTCTGAATCTTACTTTGAATAGCAGACACGGTAATTCCATGAGCGGCGTCTACAAGCCAAAAGTTAGTAGGGTCATCGGCCATAGAGATTAGCGAATCTTGGAATCGCTTTTCTTCATCTTTAGTCAGGGTACCTGAGATGAGACGATTGTGTGAAACTAGTGCACGCATAGAGTCATAGCGGTTCTGTTGTTCACGGTTAGTCATCTCAAATGACTGGAACATAGGTGACATATCTTGTTTATGAATGTTATTAGCAATTTGCAAAGCAAGCGTTGACTTACCAGTTTTAGGAGTAGCTACGATAACAATTAACTGACCGTTCTGTAGCCCATTGGTTACCGCATCGATAGTAGGAAAACCAGTAGCAACTCCTAGCAAGCCCGGGTTGTTTTTACGGAATAAATAATCTTCCCAACGCGACTCGGTAGTTGTAATCAAGTTGATATCGGAGGTTTTATTTAAGCCTTCTTCTTCAAGCTTTACAAGACCGCCCTGCATCAAAAGTAATGCGGCTTCGTGGTCTTTCTCAGTTTGAATTGCTTCTACGGCAAGACGTAGCGTATTGCTAATAGAAAGTTTACGGCGCTTATCTACTAAGTCATCTAGCAGAAAGTCAATTGAATCAGTTAGTTCCGCTACGCGATAAGTAGGAAAGTTAGAGGCAATTACCTCTTCGCTAGGGCATTCACCGTACTTAGCAAAATGCGTGCGCAAGTAAGACCATACACGTTTATCTTCTTCGTTAGAAAACCACGAATCTGATACACCCCGTTCAAACAGCGGGGATAGATCGCGGACACGGATAGCCGCACCAATTAATTTTGTTTCTGTACTCATAATGAAGGAAAATCCATCCCCCATCGACCGTACCGAAGTAGTCGCGATGGTATATCTATTACACCAATAACCTCTGGCCTATAAGGAAGTTCTGCAACTAACTTATCAACCGATTTGTAAGACGAGCCGTACCGAAATGGGTTCGTTCCGATCTTGTCTAAATGAAGCATTAACTCTATCACTTCATCTTCTGAATGCGTAAAGCTAATAAGCTCCATTGTAATGCCGCGTCTAAGAGTGGTCATATACAAGTGGCTAAGAACCATCCTGTTATACTCCTTACGTCTTTTTTTAACTGGCACAAATCCAAGAACTTTTCTATTGTCCTCGTAAATATCTACAATCACATCAGCAGTCACTATAACACGTTGCGGTAAAGAATTGCTAATGTCATTTCCTTGCATTAGTAAATCTCCACTTTAGCGTGCTTAATTATAAAGTCGCGAAATGTTTGTTCGGTCTTCATTGCAACTCGTATTTGTTCTGTGTTAACTCTGTCAGAAAAATCAAATGGATACATTCCTCCACCCTCTTCGATTCTGCGCTCTACTAACGCTGTGTGTTTGCAACTATCTTTGGCAGCAAATCCTGGACAATTACATGACAAATATTTATCTGGAGTAGTGTTCACTTCAAAAATACCTGGACCTGGACTGTCTGACCTATGGCTAAGAAATATTTGTAGCAGTCTTTTATTTTCAACCATGCTACTTCCTTAAATCGGCAGATGAATCCATGTTCACATAAATAAAAGCTTCGTGAACAAACGACTGAGTTGCAGACCCATAGTGAGCTTCCCAGTCATCCATCTTGATATTAGTAGTGACAATAGTAGGAAGGCCGTTATTAAATCTTGTTCTAAGAACGTGGTGAAGCATATTCTTCTGCCAACCTGAAGCACTAGCGTGCTCTTTACCGACATCATCTAGGACTAGAACACGGACGTTGTAAGCATCATCATATGCCTCGCCAAGTATGCCGTTGTAAAGCAACTCATCATCGCTCTCATGGTCTTCCATGATTGCGCCCTTAAGGTCTAGTAGCCCGTTGTATGTTATGAAATAGCAAGGGCGAGAAACAGTTTTTCCTGGTTCCATACCTAAAATTTCTGGAGCTGCTTTACGAAGCACTTCCTGAATCAAGGTATTAGCCATTGTGGTCTTACCGCGACCTGGAAGTCCATAAAGCATTAAACCAAGGCCACAAGTTTGCTTACCTTCGGCTCTAATTACTTTGTCGGCTGTTACTGCTGAAAACCACTTAGAGACGGCCGTCATTACATCCGCAGAGACGTCAGAACAGTCCTCAAGGGTCCAACCAAGCTTGGCTGGGGGTATACTCGCAATCTTAACCCAGGTCCGTCTACGGGCCGGCAAATCGTTTGGCTTATACATTTTCGTCCTCGTCTAGCAGAGCAAGCTTACGGTTAGTTAGCTCTTGGTCACGAATAATGTTAGTTTCCATCTGCTCTACCGTGATGATACTCTCACGAGCCTGCATTAGCAAACTGGGGGCTTTGTAGAGGAAAGCTCTCCAAAGGTGATTTCCGTCAGTGTACTTTTCGGACTTGAGGGTGCTGAAGAATAACTCGATAATCTTGAGCTCCACTTCACCGTTCGTATCATGTTGTTTCCGGAATACCGAGAGTGCCTGTACAAACCTGGACTGAGTGACACTGAATGGCTTGATTGACCATATGTCGGCCATTCGGTCGCCAAACTCATAGGCAACGTCTTTGCATGTCCAGTCTGCTGGAGAAATCTTAGAGCGGTGCTGGTCTTTGCGTTTTTGCGCCTTAGCCTCGCGAATCTCCACGTACTCGGCTTTCTTCTGTGCCAGATGCTTTGCGCGGTCCGCCAGAGTATCGTCATCTGGAGACGACATCTTTTTAAAGTACTCATAACCCACTTCTTCTTCCTTCCCCTCGACCTCGTCGAGGAATTTATTTGTAGCTATATTAGTAGTACTAGCTGTATTGCTATTAGAAATATGGCTTACTAGCTGTACTGCTATATGGCGATAACCTGATATGACCGATTTGGTCACGTCAGACATTACCACTTTAGTTTTAGTACCTGCACCAACTATTCTAGTCATTTTGATGCAGTTTGCGTCTCGTAATTCCTGTAAAACAGATAGGCTCTTGCGTCTGCTCAAGCCTTTGTGTTCCATTAGGGTACGGTGATTTATTATAAGAGTTGGATTCAGGTATAGGAAAGCTAGGCAGTCCTGTGCCTGCCGACTAATATTGATAGACATGCTATTCCTTGATGATGCGCTTAAATTCTTTAGCAAATGATCGGGCAAAAATCTTACCCATCTCTGACATTAGCACAACCAAATTCTCTTCTAGGTCGTACTCGCTGTCATATGCTTCATCTTCTTCATCATCAGGCAAAGCTTCTGTAATAGCTTTAACTACTTTTTCTGCGGGGGCAGGCTCCTCAGTTATTTGAGTCTCTACCACCGGCATTACAACGCGTGGGGGACTTGCGATAGTTCCTTGGCTTAAAGGTATTAGCATAAGACCGTTTGTAAGGTCATAAACAGGGATATTGTGTTGCTGAGCTATTGCAGCAGCGGCTTGACATTCTGAGTCGTCGTCATCCCATAAGGCGAAGAATCTAAGCTCTTCCTTAGTATTATCAACCAGAAGTTCTTCATAATTATTCCTAGAATAATCAAGAATTGGTAGTTCTTTATCGATTGCGTATTGATAAGTCCATTCGACTCCATCAGACTTTTTTTCATTATATACAATAGCGATAGTTGCTTCATCAACTGAATCTACAACATCACTAATAAGGGCCTCTACGTTAGCCCGGGTTGTTTTACCATTACCCATAACCGCGATGGTTACTCGTCTCATAATTACCTCCTATGAACGGAAGTATTAGTATACAGAAGAATTAAAAAACGTCAAGTAGCGGTAGTACCAATAAATACCGCGTAAGTAGAGCCTAGAGGTAGATAGTCAGCTAGTACAGCGTTTAAACGATTTTGGGTTAATAATCTGTTAGGGTAATAAAGGCTTCTACCTGTTTCCGAAGTGCCCTTAGTTCCAGCAGCATTTTGCTCCCAAATTAAATCATCCGTGTTATTGTAACCAGTACCACCATCAAAATAAGCATTTACTGTGGCGCTCGCCTCAAATAGTACGGAATCTACATAATAAGTATGCCCATATGGGCTAAATCCGCCAAAAGTTAATGTAAGCGTTGCTGTCGTAGCAGTTGCTGGAGAAATCATTTGTGTAGAGCCAGAAGTAGGTGCTAATGACAAACGAGTAAAATTAGAAGTAGGTAAAGCTAATGTAGCTGAAGTATCAGTTTGTAAAGTAGTACCGCCAGAGTCTTTCCAAACAATAGTAGCTGTAACTGTATCATTAATATTAGACCCTTTTACATAAACACTAAACGCGTACTTAGTGTTTCCTGTTACCGTAATAGGGCTAGTAGGTGCAAGAGTACTAGTAAGAGCGTTTGCTACCATAAATATTGCTCTAGTGCTTACGGCTACTCCTAAACCGTCAACACTAGTAGGATATATATTACCTGCGGATGTAGTTGTATTAAACGCGGATGTACCAGTGGCGGCCCAATTTGTTTTATCTGTTTCAAATCCCGGGTTAATAATTTGATTTATTCTAGGAGCGCTTAGGTAAATGTCTACACGTCTAGGGTCATAGTATTTTGTAGAAAAAGGAGTTGCCTCAAACTGCAAAGCATCAAAATAATATTTTTCTCCGACAGTCATAGCTGTTGGAACACCAGCGCCTGTAGTATTAAGTAATTTTATAAACGGAACACCGTAGGCAGCATAACTAGGAGATGATGAAGTATGGCTTAATTGAGTCCATGTATTTGTGGTAGTAACTGAAGAACTGCTAGTTCCAGTAGATATAAACGTCCCATTTTTGTCGTACCATTTAATACCGGAATCAATAAAACGTGCAGACGGGGCGTATACATAAAAAGAAAATTTATGACTTGTGCTAGAGGAAATAGGTATTCCATAGAGTACAGGATCATACAAATTAACTATTCCAACATCCCCTACCGGAACAATTGTAATTACGCCAGCACTTGGACCGGCACTTGCAGCCGCTGCATTGTAAAAAGTAAAAGATTTTGAGTTAGGGACAGCAATAATTTTAAAAATACCGTTTATATAATTTGGGGACATTCCTTGAAGAACTATAGATTGTCCAACAGAAAAACCGTGTTCTTTAGAAGTAGTGAGGGTAGTAATGCCCCAACCATCAGTAACGTTATTAGATGCAGTTGTATCAAAACGTAAAGTATCTCCGCTAGCAAAGTTAGTAGTAGAACCAACGCTAACTTGAATTACCGAACCTATGACAGATGTCACAATTGCGCCGGTACCAAGCACACCAGTACCAGCAGATACAGAAACTTTTTGACCTACAACCACACCTGCGGCAGAAGCAAGAGTGATATTGGTAGAGGAAGTGATAGCTCCGGTAGTTGTAGTTGTAGTTGTAAATGATGAGGTAATTGGTACATTAACACTATCGGGAGATGTTCCATATGATAGTTCCCATGCCGATTGACCACCTGTTGCAGTTATAGTAGCTTTTAAATAACCAAGACGACTATTTGCATAACCAGTAGGAGAATTAGATTCGGCGTAAGCTGCTGGGCTTCCTCCCTCTAAAGTCGGGGTAGTATTTACGGCCGTTATAGCGTTTCCGCTAGTACTCCAGTACCCATCAGATGCTTCAAAAGAAGCACAATCAAGTGTCAAAAATAAGTTCTTAAAGGGGTTAATAGTCGCCGGGTAACCGGTAAATGAAGTAACAAATTGTTTTACGCCTTGGCCAGTTCCTTTATTAAGGTAGATATAATCAGCGTTATTAAGCATTCTTCTGCTTTGTTGTATGCCTAATCCGCTCTCATATGAAAAGCCCATTTGGTCCATAAGAGCTGGCAATAACTTGCCGTCTAAATTATTTACATCGTATCTATTTTTAGCGTTTTCTACTTTTGTTTTAATGAGGTCATACTGAACACCAATAACTCTTAATAAGTTATATAAGTCATTATTTTTATTAGAGCTAGTTGAGGAAGATAAGTAAACTTGAGGCAAGGAGTTATACATTACATTAGCGGTATTATAGTCCTTAATAGATGTACCCATGGCAGTTCCAACACGTTGCCAATAACTATTTGTGTAAACAAAAGCGGAATAGTAATAGGACTTACCTGGAGTTAAGAATGTTGGAGAAAATGTTAAAGTAGTTCCGCTTGGAATATAAGCGGGTTTGCTTAAAGTTAAAGTAGTTCCATTAATTGCAGCAACTGTAGTGTTTCCGATAATTCCACTGCCAGCGTTAGCTCCAGTTAAATATCCAGACGCAGTATAAGTAACTAGTTGACCAACTTTAATATTTGCATTAGCCGCAGTAAGAGTTACGTAAATGCTAGCATCTACTGTGCCCGTAGTGATAGATGTATAAGTAGTAGTTGCAGAGCCGGTAATAGGATCGTAAAAAGAACCTGTATCTGTAATAGGAACAGCACTATCAAGATAGCAACCATAAACTGTAATGGTTGCTCCGGATAATGGAACTGTAGGGGCTAAATTAACTGTAAATGTAGAAGCAGTAGTATCTATTGAGGTAATTACAGTGTAACCAGCCGAACTTAATGTCCCCGTACCCGCAGTAACAAATATAGATTGCCCTTTAGATAATCCTGTTGTATTAGACACAGTAAAAGTAGTTCCCGAAGAACTTACTGATGTTTTAGTTGCTAAAAGACCGCCCGCAGTTGCCAACGCAGTTTTAGAACTTTTATAAATTAAATCCCCACCATCCGGGGTAATTGGAAAACCGGAAGGATTCCTTACTAGTAAAAATGTTGTAAAATTAGAAGTTGGAGTTGGGTATACCCAAGATAGTTTAATAGTCCCATAGTCTAAAGACTGTGCTGTAAAAGGGTATACGCTTATATCAGTGGTAGAACCAACTCCATACCTAAAAGACCTATATACCCTAGAACCATAAACTGTCATTTATTTACCTATTACTTAACGCCGTAGATATAATATGTCGATGTAGTAGGGGCAGTGGTATGAGAAAAAGTAATGTTTGTAATTGCTCCAGTAATTGTTCCACCAGAAATATATGAACCAGCTCCCCAACCAAGTGCGTTTGTCCAGTTAACTGGTTTAGTACCAGATGCAGATGCGTTATAAATTTCTGCTTGTATTACGTCACCGCTAGCAGGAGCCGCACCATTACTTATTGGAAGACCAGTAGTAGCAGCGTTATCTCCTACAACAGGTGGAGAAGCAGCAAAGTTAAACCTACCAAATTTTTGTAAAGTAGAGCTATTAGCGTTCATAAGAATTTGAGTTCCAGAACCTATGGTAGCGACATAAATAATTACAACTACTTTATTATATCCCGTAGTAGTGACTGAAACTGAGGTTGAGGTGCTAGCTAAAGAACCAGTAGCAAGTTGTGTATATCCAATACGTGAGCCATCTGAAGTACCCCCAGTAAGTCCAGCTTCTATATTAGATAATCTTGCAGCTACTGTTGAATTTAAATTAGAAACAAAACTACCAGCGGTATTACCTATGGTAGAAGTTCTTGGGTTGGTGCCAAGTTCGCCTTCAATTGCTTGGATTTCTCCTTGAACGCTGTTCATATCATTAGCTAATACTATGTCGACACCATCTACTTTATTAGTATAGGTTGTTAATGCACTTGGATAAGTTGCCATTTATTTATTCTCCTTTATTGAAGTCCGCCAGTAGCAGCAATAGTGAATGTACCTTTAATAGGAATTTCATTAGCGGCACAAACAATTCCAGATGTAACAACTCCATTTGAAGTAGTTGAATCTATTGCTGTTACAGAAGCTAAGTTTAAGTATGTGCTAGGAGGCCAGCTAAATGAAAGAGCTGTACCGCTTGCTGTAACAGAACCAATAGTTTGATCAATAGTAATTGAGCTTGCACCAACCGATGTAACTATTGCTGGGTTGTATGTGCCAGTAGGTACGTTAGTTCCAGTAACATACATACCAGCTACAATTCCTTTAGAAGCAGGGGTTGTAATAGGAATTGTATTAGTTCCAGGAACCGTCACAGCTGATGATGTAACTCCCGAAGGTGTTGCTGTACCCGCAGGTACTGTAATTGTTACTGAGTTAGTAGTGACGGAGTTTACGGCGTATGTGCCGTCAAAAGTAGATACGCCAGATATTGTGATTATTTGTCCTGCAATAATGTTGTGGTTATTTGGAAAAAATAATGTGGCAGTACCAGCAGTACGAGTGTAGTAATAAACCCAATAGCGTTGTTCATTAGAGTTTTTACGTAAGTGTTCAATAGTGGCATAGTCAACACCGTCAATATTTGTAATAGCATTTAGAACAAAGTGCGGAGGAACCCTATCAGCAAAAAATGAGTTATTGTAAGAAACTAAATTAGATAGGGCATTTTGAACTTGGGTTACTACTGATGCTTGGCTGTATTGTGGCAGCACGTGCAAAGTCATATTAAGGTTAACAGGAACATATGTAGGGGGTAATACAGATAAGCTAACGTTAGGTGCAACTTTATCTGTAAAGTAGTTAACTACATCTGTTTTAAGAGTAGTAAAAGCGTCAGTGTTACCGCCAGTAGCAGTAACTATAGCATTAGGGCCGGCAGTAACTCCTGATTTATTAGGAAGTGTGGTAATTCCAGAAGGCTTAGCCACAGTAAATTTTGTAGTGTCTGCATATGTAACCATGGTAGGGGTGACTATGTCATAAGTAGCCCAGGTACATCCCGTAACTGTTACGTAGCTTTGATTAGTAACAAGGCCTGTAGTTGCAATAGTGTAAGTTAGATAACCCGTACCGGCAGTACTATCGCTTGCCGTTTCAGCTACAGCAGTAACATTAGTAAATGGGCCATAGGTATTTACAGCACTACTGCTAAAAGGTGCTATATATAGATTTACGCTAGACCAGACAGAAGCATCTGCGTTAGCTTTAGATACTCCAGTTACTTGAAGAGCCAGATAACCATAATCTTTTAAAGACACTGCACGACGTAAAGTTCTTAATGCTCTAGGTGCGTTAACTCTAATAGAGTCAGTAGACTCAAGGTCTGCGCCACCAGTACCAGCGTTAAGCTGAGCAACAGTTACGTTGTAGCTACCAGTAAGAGTTTTTTCAGCTAAAGAACCTAAAGCAATATTTCCGGCTGAACCAACTCCGGTACGGTAGGTAACCGTAATTGTGTAAGTTGCGGGTGGAATACGTCCACCAACTCCGTCACCAAACACGATGTAGGTATAGCCATCTGAGTCCATGTTTGTTGTAAAAGACGAATCATAAGGGTTATTGTCTACAAGAGCAGAACTGTATGTATACGGAACACCGCCAACTTTGACAGTAATATTACTTCCAGTGCTATTAATTACGACGCCAGCTTGAGAAATCTTAAATACTTGACTTGGTGTTCCATTAGAGGTTCCAAGTGATTCGTCAGTAGTTGTAATGCCTTGAGTAGCAGTTGTATTGACTGTAGCACCAAACGCTACAGACACATCAGAGTCAAGCTCAAATACTACTTGAGTGCTTTGCCCATTAACATTGGTTGTAGAAGCAACTTGAGTACCCGCCGGAATTGTTAAAGTTCCGCTAGTGTTATTGTTTTTAATAGATAAAGATACAGTAGCTGCGCTACTTGGGGTAGGAGTATATCCAAGCATGTTTGCAATTTGCAAAACGCTGGCGCGTTGGCTAGCGGTACCTAAAAACCCTTCAGAAGCCATGCGGTCAGTGTAAAAGCTAAGAATGTCGCCAAGGTATGCAAATGTTTCAAGGAGTGCTACACCAATATCACTAGGGTCGCTAACAGCCCAGGTAGGGTTGAATTGCTTAGCGATAGCAGTTAAGTCCGTTAAAATTGCTGTATAGTCACGTGAGACGTAGTCAATTTGCGGAATATAGTTTTTAGTAACGCTAACGTTAGTAGCCATTAGTTAATCTCCTGAAGCAAGTCACCAGAACGGTTGAATATTCCAGTATTAATTGTAACACTATCTGCCTCTCCGTTGGGCAGTCCATAGGTAATACTTACGGTTAAAGTTCCTGTAGTTGGGTTAAATGACGGGCTAATTTGGCGTAATTCAAGGCTTGGCAACCAATCGTTAAATGCTCGGGTAATACTATCTTTAGCTATTTGACCAGCAGTAGCTTCTGGTTCAAATACAACAGTATGCAAATTACTGCCAAAATCAGGGCGCATTAAGCGTTCTCCTGGCCTAGTTCCTAACACTAACAACACTCGTTGCTGCCATATTTTCTTAGGGTCAGTAGTAGCTGCGACTGTATTAATATAAGTACCAGCAATGTTTTTGCTTAAAGAAAATGGATAATTGATTACATTAATTGCCATTAGAATGTTCCTAACCATAGTGGAAAATTGGGGTCTCCGCCTTCGAACATAACCCAGCAAGGGTCTCCGGAGGAAGGTAAAAAATTACCGACAAGCGTGGCGGTAACAATCATTGAAGGTACCCCCGGAGATGCAGGGGAGGTAGTTGCCGCCTGTGCCTCTAGGGTATTAGCCGCATCATTGCTCATCCAAACAAATTCAAGATAATCGTTAGCAGCCAAAGTTAATACATAATTCCAAGCAGGAAGGACGTGATGGTTTGTATTTGAGGTTGTTACTTCACCATTAGTCCAAGGCACATCTGTGCCATTTTTACGTAACCAAAGATTTGCAATACCAGTTCCATTATTTGCTACTTGCGCAGAAAATTGAACATTATATGTTCCAGCGTATTTAAATATAATTTTAGAGGTTGGTGCCCCAATAGTAACTCCGTTACTTTTATCTGTTGTATTAAGAGTAATTGCTTTGGGCGTATTAGCTCCTGTTAAAGTTTGAGTAGTAGTGTCATAAAAAGAACCATAAGGTATTTTATTATTTTTAGGCCCCCCAACAATAGGGTAAACCCAGTTAGTTACTTCAGTACCAAAAACTTGTGGAACCCTTAAAGTAATTCTGCCTAGGTTTTCAGGGTCATTAGTAGCTACTACTACGCCGCGGTAAATCCCATGGTATTTAATATCAGATTGCATTAGACCTCAATTTTGCCCATACAGCTTGTGGCATACGTTCGTCTACTATTTTATAATTTAAATCACGGTGAGTAGAACCCCAACGAGAAGTAGCTACGAAAGGACCAGTCTGAGCAGCTCGGTTAATTCTAGTTACAAGTTCTGTTTGCTGATAACGTTTAGTAGTAATTGTAGGCAAATTTATAATAGTTTTAGGTTTAACATTAGTATTTCTTTGATTTGGTATAAGCCTTTTTGTTGGGTTGACAGAAGGCACTTCAGGTATTCTAATGTCAGATGCCCTACCAAGAGAGTCAGACGCTACCATTAACTCACAGGTATACATTTGTTGATTTAAGTTATCTTCTACAACTTCATGGGTAACACTAAGTACTGTCCAATAGCCAGAATATTCTGCCCCAACATTCTTAAGATACACAGGTAAACATGGTCTCATAGACGACACACCAATGGTTTGTACTTTAGCCGCATAAGGAAATCTACTGTATTCATCAGAAGCATTTGCTAATTGGTTAGCGGTCTGGTAGTCATTAGCAACTACATCAGTAGCATGGTCATCAAAAAACTCTTGATTAGAGAATTGACGGCTAGGATTAAAAGAAGTTTGAGTAGTTATTTTAAACTCTTGACCGGTAGCGGGATTTACACCAGCTACTGAAGTAGCCGCTTTTTTAAACCCAAACTGTCTTAAAGTTTCACTAATAACGGTTTTAAATGAATAAATAGGGTTTGTAGGTTTAAACCCACCATCGGCTTTTTGAAAACTTACAGCTTCTGTAATAAGATTAGTAAAGTCTTCAGTAAGTGGTTGAAAGTAAATTTCAGTATTTTCAGCTCTTAAAAAGTAACCAGACTGTTTAGCAAGGCGCACCATAAGCTCCCAGTCAGTCATACCAGCTTGAGCTACCTGAGAATATATACGAGGATGCGGAGTAACTTTATACGCAAAATTATATTTCTTTGCTATTTCCGCAACTATTTGATCGGCAGACATGTTTTGATAAATCTTTTGGCTAGCCTGTTTCATAACATATGATGCACCAATAAAACCTACTTTTGTAAAGCTTTTAGTAGCAGATTGGCTACCTTGTAAATCATGCACATAACCGTGGTAGTCTTTGCCTTTAATTGTAAGTATCATTAAAGAACCAGGTTTAATGTTTAACGGGTCTAAGTTCCAGTCTCTAAATTCAACAGTTGCATAATCATGAGCAAAAATCTCTTGAGTAAGACTTACTCTATACACTCTTTTAGGTTGTGTAGCACTAGTTGGAAAGTTAACGGTAACGTAATTAGACACGTGGAATCCTAATGTTTGTGCCGGCAGGTACGTTCAACCAGTCTGAAATCTTAGGGTTAAATTCAGCAATAATCCACCAGCGAGTAGGAAACAAGAAAAACTTAGTGGCTAAATTATCTAAGCGGTCCCCATTTTTCCATTCATAATCAATATAGTTCAGTGCACCAAACTCGCTAAAATCATAGAGTAAGACTGGCGCATTTTCGCCATTAGGTTTTGTAGCAAAGTAATCTACAGTAGCATCGTAGTACCTTGAATCATTAGATGGTGCTGCCATTTTAAATACCTCCTCCGCCGCCGCCGCCGCTACCGCCACCAGAATAACCTTGGCCTCCAGAACCACCAGCATTGCTAATATCAGCACTAACACTAGCAGTAGTAAGGCCAGCAGTAGCCAGTAGATTAAACGCAACTTGCACTGTGCTTTGAATTGGAATCATATCTTGGGTAAACATAGTATGTGTAACAGCCATGTTAGTTACGTAACCTAAATAAGATAATGGGCCTATATCAATATTTAATAGTGTAGGCATTAAGAAACCAATGTCAGCAGTAATTATACCACGACCATTTTTCCAATAATCTCCACCGGCTGCGGTGCTTCCAGGACCTGGACCATTGATAGCAGTGTATAAATATTCAATATCTGCTAAAGTTCCGCGTTGAAATAGGTCAACAAGCTTTTTTTCAACAGTTTTTAAACGACCATTTTTAAGCAAAGATGCGGTAAAACTTCCGTTGTTTGAATAGTAAGGAACAAATTTAGCTACATCAGCTTCTGTAATAAAGTTATTAGTTCCAGGATTACCTAGCGCACTACCAATATTATCAGGGCGTTTAAATATAGCGTTTGCGCAAGCAAAGTCATTTATACGGTTAACTTCAATAGTAAATGATATAGATTCAGTAGCAGGGAAAGCGCCTACTTGACCTAGGAAACGGTCATTAACGTTTGGCGTAGCATCCATTTGAACAGACACGCTTGTACCAAAACTTGTAGGATTCCACAAAAACTGGAAGCCATACTTACGGTCAGCATTATCAATTTTTGTAGTTTTACCGTTGCCATCGATAGTGCTCAAAGAATTGTCTGTGGCTCTCCACCAAATACGGCCTCTGCGATAGCGGTCATCTGAAGCAGGCTTGTGGTTTTCAGGAGGCATGTTATTAGGGTCTGAGCTAGCAAATCTAGGCATACTCCATTTGTGTGGCGGCAAATTCCACTGGTACTCCCCAGGATTTGCTGGAGCTACGGGAACTTTAACATTAAACTTATTGTCAGAGGTAGCGTTTATTTTTTGGTCAAACCTAGGAACTACTTTTGTAATATCTCCATAAGTTATAGAAGGAGTGATTGACCCATTACCTTTAGTAAGTTTAATAGGCGAACCAATAGTTTGAATAGATGTTCCGTCTTTAGTAGATAAGCCAGGGGTAACTGAATCAAAAAAGAATTTGCCAGACGCGTTTGGCACAGTCGGAACATACTTATAGCTCTTCTTTAAAGAAGTAGTAATTCCAGGGCTAACTTCATAATTAACTGATGCTGACATAGTTGTAGAGGTATCACCCACAGCATAAGATGAACTATCTACATATACGTTTACAATAGTGTTATTAGCATTAGTGCTTGTAATGTAGCCCATAGACCTTGCGCTTGCTGAGCTGCTAGTATTTCCCGCCATTAGTGTCCTCCTCCTGAGCCTCTAGCCTCATCTTTAATTGCTTCATCAGCTAAATATTGTTTAATAGCTTCTACGATTCCTACGGTATCTTGAGCACCATTAACATTAATAGTAATATTTTTTACTGGTGTAATTGATGGACTACCCCATTGGTCGGCTTTTACAGCTACATTTAATGCTTCTATGCCTTTATCTTTTTTAAACACAGTAGCAATATCTTTAAAATTATCCTGTTGCAAAGTTGCAATAGTCGCCGCAATTCCGGCATCTTCATTAGCAAATTCTTGCACACCACCATTTGGGTTTGATAATGACCATCCCGCATAATTTACTGGTATAGAATTATCATCAGAGCGGGTAGTATTTAATGGGTTATTCCAAGTTTGATAATTATTTTTACCGGTACTTTCGGTTTGAATCCAAGATACCATAGCAGCTAAATTTGATTTAGTTACCGGAGCGCCCATGCCTTTTAGTACTTTTCCAGCCCACCCTAAAATGCTGTCGTTAGACTGTTTAAATCCTTTAGGATGAAGTTTTTGATTTCGTCGTTCGGAAGAGTTATGAGTTTCTTTTTTAGGTTTAGGAATAATTGTGCTTCCACCGCCACCCCCGCCAGTAGGGCTTCCTCCAGGAAATCCGTTATCACCCGTACCTGAAGTTCCGTTGGGGGTCATTCCGTTAGTGCCATTCAAGCTGTTGTCGTAGTTTTGATTAAGCATCAAACTACCTAAAATTCCTACGTCCCAACCGCTACCTGCCCAAGCAGAAGTTCCGCTATCAGGAGTGCTCTTACCAGACATAATGTCCTTGTACCATTGCTCATCACGTTGTTGCGTAACGTTTCTAGATATAGCTCCCACACCCAAAGCAACTGCTGCGGCTAAAGCAACATATTTAATTGCTTTAATGCCTTCCAGAGAAACATCAACGGTACCTTTAGCTGCATCAATAAGTCCTTTAATAAGGATACCTCCGGTGCCATTACTTGCTCCACCTAGAGTTTGGCTAAACGTGGTTGTTGTAACTAAACTTTCCATTAAAGGCATCATTGCTGTAGCCATTGTAGTAAAACTTGTAATTAAATCATTAGCGCCTTGAATACCTAAAACACCACCTGAAGTATAAGCGTTTACGTTTGCACTACCTGCGGCATTTCTACGACCAATACTTTGAGTAATACCCGGGTTAGCACCGGTAGTAAGAAGTTCTTTTTTACCCGCTTCAGTTTGATACCCGCCGCCAACTTTTGCGCCATTATTTTTAGCAAATTGAAATAGGTAAGAAATAATAGATTGTTTAAGAACAGCATCTGTTCCAAAGTACTGGTCAAGCAACATGGCCACTGAGTTACCTGCTTGCAAAGAGTATGACAAATCAGCTTCAGTAATTCGCGCAGTTCCAGATTTACTTCCATTTAGTGAACGCCAAAGATCGCGTGCAATATCCTCAACATTACGCATAAAACCATTTTGGTCGCGTACGTTAATACCAATCATACGAAGCTTATTAATACTTGAGCCTTGGTTAAGGGCGCTTAGCGCATTCATACCGCCTTCAAGGCCAACACCAGGCATTACGTTAGAGATACCGGCTGTGCTGTTAATAATGGTGTTATAGTTTTTAAGGCCAGACATAAGGCCCATAGAGTTACCGGCCATAGTTGCATTAGCGGCATCCATAGCACTAATAGGGGTACCGCGACTGGACATAGAAGCAAACGCAAATCCGCCACCTATGGTACCAATATTGTCATTTTTTCTACTATACGACCCTTGAAAAAAACCAAAACGACGACGGGCTATATCGTTGGTTATATATTGCTCGCCATCAACACCCGTAGCAAGGGCAGTAACTGCTGCACCTGCCATTGTTTTTACGGCAGAAGCCCAACTACCTGCATTAGAACCAGAGGCACTAGCGCCTCGCGGCCCTCCACCCGGACCGCCTGGTCCACCCGGCTCTCCTGGCTCTGGCGGTTCACTAGGTTCCGACATGGAAGAAGCACCGCCACCACGACGTTTTTTACCAGAGTTTTGTAAATTACCAGCAATGCTTTTAGATAACTTTTCAGTTTCTTTAAGGGTAATATTAAGCTTTTTATATTCGTCGTTAAGGTCAGCGACTAGGCGGGTTTTAGATGTACCTCCGCCTAAACCAAAAGAGCTTTTTACACTCGCCGCCATGTTCTACCTTTATTTACGGGCTGCCCTAGACAGCCAATTTCTACGTTCTCTTACGGACAAACTTCTGATGTCAGACAGCGTCCAGCCGGGAAATGTTCTAGATAGTGCTTCATATTGGTCGAGTAGTTGTTCGTAATCTTTTTCTTTATAGACGAAACAAGTCAGCTAACGACAGTGGAAGAGGAATATCCTCACCACAAGCCTCGCAAGTCGTCTTCACCTCCCCGAGGCGTGGGCCCGGGTTACGCTTAATAATTTCATTAATCACACCGTCACGGTCAGCCATACCTAATGTAAGGGCAGTGCTAGCACCTAATGATGGCTCACCGTTTATTGATTTGAGACATGAAGCGAGTAAGATGGTGTTGAGCTCTGAATTTGTCTTATCAGAGTTTTCAACAAGTTTCTTTTGAGCAGCCCCAGTAGGAAGACCTACTACGATTGCTCCATGTTTTTTAGACATGTATGTAAAAGTTCTGTCATTGATTGGGTCTTCAAGCTCCCTGACAGGGACATCTTTAACCAAATCAACAGCTACTTCTAAATCAGTGTTACAGTGTGGGCAAGGGAACTCATAGTCAACGGTATCGCCAAAAGTAACTCGACGAATACCGATCAACAAAGCGTCTCGGTCACCGCTCAATAATTGGTCAAGGTCTGCCTTATCTACTGCGTTAGCTCCAATAGAAATTACGCCTCGCTGCAACATTGCAGCAAGCGCCTTACCGGCAGAACCAGCCTTTGATACAGCTTCTTCATCCATGCCGTTTAACTCACGAACTTCACCATATTTAATCAAAGAACCATCCTTAGCCAAGAACCCACCCGGAAGAATTACATTCGAGTTTGACGGTGCAACGGTTTTAATTTCGGACTCTGGACCTTTTTCCAAATCCTGTGCGTACTGGGAAATAAGGTTTGGGTCGTTAGAGATATTGTTTGCCATGTTGTACTCCTAATTAGATATAGCTATTTTATCAGATTTTAAATGTTAAATTACGTTAGTGTAGCTGATACGTTTGAACCAAAGTTAGCTAGCTGAACTGATAGACCTTCGTGAACCAAAGTCATAGTTTCATACATCAATGAGTTGTCAGAAGCGCTTAGGTCTGAATAGCTAAGGCCTGAAATCCACGCGTTGTGCACAATAAACTTCATCTTGTAAGAAGACTTATTAATGATGTCTGAGGCGCTAATAGCAGGAGCACCAGTAGCTGGGTGGTCTAGTACGTAGATATCCATATCACAGCGGAATGATGAACCATCTACTCCAGCAATACCTTCACCAGAGCTAGCAGCAAACAACTGTTTAAACCAGTTAATACCTTCGCTCTGGCCTAAGATTACACCGCGTGAAAGAGTGATTGGCTGGAAAGTTACGCGACCAGGAAGTTGGTGTAGAGATGTATTCATACCACCTTCACGATAGCTAATTCCATCAATAGTCATACCTAGACCTGATACAGATGTAAACCCACCCTTGAACTTCAAGAAGCTGTTTACACCGGCAGCAGATGAACCTGGTACACCAGTATCTCCATTTATACGGAAATCAACAATGAACCTAAAGTTTCTTAAAGGGTCAGTTTGTAGTTTTGAAAAGCGTGAAATTGCGCTCTGTGCCATTTATTTTTCCTCCTACAGGACTGTTACAACAGAACCACTGTCGTACTGGCTAATACGGATTACCACAAATTCAGCAGGGCGCTGAAGTGCTACACCGATTTCTAAGTGAACCTCACCAGCAGCAATGCTAGGTACGGTGTTGATGGAGCTATCGGATTTTACGTAGAAAGCGTCTAATGCTGTAGTTCCTTTTAAACCTCCAGATTGCCAGAAGTTAATTAGAATCGCTTCACAAGTGGTCTGAAGACGGTTCCATAGGCGTTCATCGTTTGACTCAAATAAAGCAAAAGCTGTTGCGTCTGTAAGAGTCTTACGTAAGTAAATAAGGCTTCTACGAACTGAAATATAGCGGTTATTGTATGTGCTGCTAAGTGTACGAGCACCCATAACTACAATTCCAGAACCTGGTATATAACGAATAGCGTTTACAGGAGTGGCGGTAGCAAACGTACTAGGGTTAGTTGTTCCGTTGTTTAAGTAATCTAATTCGTTATTTGTCAAAGTAGTGACTGATACAACACCAGACAAACGAGCTTCTAGACCAGCAGGTGACTTAAAGACACCACGTGAACTATCAGTTGTAGCATACTTAGCAGCAATTGCTCCACCAGGATAGGCGGTAGTAATTGCGCCAGGGCTGCTAGATGTAGGGTTTGGAATTGTTAGGTTGGGATAGTAAACCGCACCATAACCAAGAGCCGCAGCACCCGCAGAACCGCCTGTGTATGAGTTAGCCAAAGTAAGTTGGCTTGTCACATCTAGAGTAGCTTGTGTAGGGTCAATGATTACAAAAACATCACCGCGGTTATACGCGTATGTAAGAAGCGCGTTTACGTTAGCTGCTTCAGTAACACCAGAAGCATTTAGCAAAATAGGCTGGTTAATGGCATCCAACTTTGCAGTAGCACTAGTAGCTGCTACAGCAGTGTTGGTTACAGTAGAACCATCGCTACCACCGGTAAGGGCGACATTTGTAAATGTTAAAGAAGTGTTTGCAGGTACCGTCATTGATGCGCTTAAAACCGCAGTATTAGAAGTAACTGTTCCAAGGGCAGTAATTGCACCTGGGTTTGACCCCACGTTAATTACCAATGTTGTACCAGTCGTACCGGTTTGAGCTGTCCAAGTGCCATTGTAACCTGTTGGAGTAACGCCAGAAACAACTACAGTTGCACCTACAGCAATATTGTGATTGCTAGCAGTAGACAATGTAATGTTTGGAGCAGAATAGCTAACAGTTTGCGCAATAATAACCGCAGCAACACCATAACTAGAAACAGTAGTTCCAGAAGTAATACCATTACCAGCAACGTTCATACCCGCATTAATGCTAGAGCTAGTGCTAGTTAAGTTAACCAAAGTGCTTGCACCAAGTGCGCCCGTTGAAGTAGCTGTTTGAGATACTAACGCTGTTGTAACAGGAGTATTTGTAGTAGCAAAGTTAACTGCGGTGTGGTTAGCTGCGTTAGAATCAGTAGCAATTACGTAGTTAGACGAAGCGTTAATAATAGTAGGTGCATATGATGATTCTGTTGCAAGTAATGTAAGATCGCTAAAACGTTCTACAATGTAACCAGCAGAAGTTCCACCCGAATAAATAGCCAAGTTAAAATACTTACCAGGATATGATGTGTTTGAGGTAGAATTTGAAATTTCATAATAAAGACCATTAGTCCATAAACCAGGGGTCTTAGCGGTTAGTGTAAGCTCATCTGTACCGCTTTGTGAAGTAGCCGTGCCCGCAGTAGTAATAATTGCAGAAGGTGACTGAACATTTGTAACCGTGAATGAAGAAGTAGTTGGCACAGCTGTTACTACGAATGTACCATTGTAAGTAGAAGGAACAGCACCTGCTACCACAACAGTTTGTCCAACCTTTATATTGTGCGCTGTGTTAACCACAATGTTACCGGCAACAGTAATCGCACCTAAGTTTGCACCTGTGTTAATTACCAAAGATGTGGTAGTTGTACCAGTCTGTGCGGTCCAAGTACCGTTATAACCGGCTGGAGTAACACCAGAAATAGTAACTACTGTACCAACAGTTAAACCGGTAATTGCGCTAATTCCAATAGAACTGTTTGGGGCAGAATATGTAGGGGTAGGGGTACCAGTAGGGTAACCAGTACCTGTAGTAAGAGTTACGCTAGTTCCGCTGGTTACTGGAGTCTGAAGACCAACAGCAACTGTAGTATTTCCCTTAATCTTCACAGAAGAAGCTATAGTGCTTGTAACTGTAAGCGTAGTTCCTGCTGGAACAGTAGCATTTTTGCTTAAAGTCAAAGTTGTACCAGCTACCACGGTAATAATAGTTCCTGCTGAAATACCATTACCAGTAATAGTTGCGCCAACAGCATTTGCAGAAGTAATTGTGCCCGCGGTAGTTCCATCCGATGTAGGAAGACCAGAAGCAGCGGCAATAGTTAACGTAGCGCTATTTGAAGTAGCAGAACCTGAAACAGCAATTGTAGTAACTACTACACGCTGAATATAACACTGGCTTCCACCATTAGCAAAAAATAGATAAACAGCAGTTGCAGCATCTGCGTCTGTAGAGTTAGCCAAAATATCACCATACAGAGATGTGAACTGGCTCCATGAAGACACTAGAGTGGCGTCAAGTGGGCCTTTTGCAAAATAGCCCATAAAAGTAGCTACTGTGGCAGTAGGGGTAGAGGACAGCGCTACAGAAGAAGCGACTTCTTCTAGGTATACTCCGGGGCGGTTATAAGTCGCCATAAGATTTTCTCCTTGAGGTTAGTTGAGGGTAAACAAATATTAAACGGGTTGTTGTCCAGATGGGATGTCGGCTGTTGTTGATTTATTTATATTTACAGTGGATACTGTATTTGTAACTGTTGTGTATGTAGCTGCGGTTCCTTCGCTACTCACGGTCACGGTGAATACATTTCGGTATAACCGGCGGTTATCTTCAATGGTATCACGTTTTGTGAACTCTTCTAATATCAAATGCCTATAAGATGTCTCGGTCGCTAAGTCATTAGGAACCGCTAAATAGCCGCGTTTTGATATAAAAACCTTATTTAACAGATAGGCAATAATAGCCCTATCATGCCTAGGATGGCGGGAATAAGTAGTAATCTGGTACATTAAATCCCAAGCCACAGGAATTTCATAGCTATAAACAATATTACCGCTAGGAGCAATTGTGCCCTGTAAGTCATTATCTTGAAATACCCCAGAGTGCTGGCGGTAAGTGGCTGGGTCAAAGTCTAATAACTCAATAGTAATATAAGGGTAACTTTGGGCTCTAGACTCTAAATCTGGGTTAGAAAACCATACGCCAACTGAACGGGTAGCATTTTTGTCATCCGCTACTACAATCCCAGTAAGCAGGGTTTTAAGAGCTAAATCTTCACTTAGGATAAAACTCACGGAATTATCCCCTGTTCAGTTAAATAGTCTAGGGATGAACCAGCTAAGTCCTTAGCAATGAAGTTCATGTTTTTAGTAACAAATCTTCTAAATATAGGCTTAGGGCTCTCAATACCGTCGCCATACTCTAAGTCATCAATTTGCTGGGTATATCGTTCAGGATAATAAACAATGATTTTTAAATCTTTTATTTCAACTTTAAGTTGAGAAGATATGTTTCTTGGCCACTCTGCGTTTTCAGCGTCTATCTTTAATAACTTAGTAAGGTCTTTGTTTATTCCCGTAAAAGCCTTTTTAGAATACGCTACAAATTCTACGCTCATTTTTTACGCCGCATCGATTTATTTAAAATAAGCGCAATCAATAATTTTTTGTCGTCTGGAAAGCCATCCAAAAAGCCTAAAAAGAACTTTTTGTCTGAAGGCTTAGATACCTTAGACTTAGGGTCCTTGTCAATAGATGACATGTTAGTCTCCAATGGAGTAGCAATATACAACGCAAATTTAAATCAGCCCCCGCATAGGGCTACTATTAGGATAAAAGAAAAGCCCCCAGTTAGGGGGCTAAACTTTTAATTATTACGGCTTCTTTTTCTTAAAAGAAGGGCCTTCTTTTCCGTACTTAGCCGCAGGTGCTTTTGCCTTGCCTTCGCCCGCCACACTTGTAGGAAGTTGACCCGACTTAACAGCCTTCTTCATCTGAGAGTTTGTCTTTACCCCTTTTAGAGAAAACAGTTCCTCACCATAGTTCCCAGTAACTTTAGCAATACTCATTTTGCCCTTTCCTGCTTTATCTAGTACAGGTCCCCCGCCTCGACCAGTAACAGGTGTTTTCTGTGTTTTACTAGTCTGATAGGTAACTTTTTTACCGTCAGGAGTTCTAGCGGACCTAGTAGTAACTGCCGCTTTCTTACGGGTTGGCTTTGGATTTGCAGCCATTTACTTCTTCTTTCCTGGAACGGTTTTCTTAACCTTCTTGGCTAGAGCAGCGTCCATCTTCATGTCGGCCTTCTTAGATGGCATCTTTGCATCCATCTTCTTGTCACCCTTCTTAAAAGCAGCTTTCTGTTTAGGGCTCATGCCCTGCATTTCTTTCTTATCAGCTTTTTCATCAGCTTTTGAGCCGGTCCAAGGGTTCTTGCCCTTGTTTGCTGCGTTCTTTTTAGCGTGCATTGCCATGGTTATTTGCCTTTCTTAGCGTCGCGCTTGCCTTTTTGTTCAAGCTTCACCATCTTTTTTTCGCCATACTTCTTAATACCAGCAGCAGCGGCGACCGCAGCAGGGTTCTTTGCGCCAGAAGCAGCAGCTTTTTTTTCAATGGCTTTGAAACGGCCACCTTGTCCCAATGCAGGCTTCTTCTTTGCCTTACACGCAGAGCATTTACCACAACTACAAGTTTTTGATTTAGCCATTAGGCTGGTCCTTTCGACAGTTACAATTATTACATTTACACTCTGGCATTATTGGTCTTACTCCTTAAAATCTTCAACAGCTTTATTCTTAGCCGCCGATCTTGTTCTAGCTCTTTTAGTAGCAGGGTTTTTATGCCCACCGGTTTTAAATTTGCCCATACTTTCATGCAGCTCAGCCGAAGCAATATTACGCATTACCTTAGCGGCCTTATTTAGATTTTGTTTTTTTGGAAACATTCTTTTTGCCTTCTAGGCGCTTAGACATAGCCGCAGCTTTTTTTCTAGCGTCAGCTTTAGAAGAAGCACCCCAAGCTTGCAACGATAATAGAAGCCTTGTAGGCTCGCCATTAGGCTTACGTTCAGGACCTGGGTTACCAGCCATACGAGCCAAGAAAGAGGCCCTACGCGGGTTATCTCCAGACTTTACAGGTGCTTTTAGGTTAGAACCAGGATTAGCTCTTTCATAGGATTTACGGCCCTTTTCATTAAGGCCACCTTTTGCGTTTTTACCAGACTTTTTTTGCCATGCTTCACTAGCCATTTTTCTTCTTCTTCTTTTTAGCAGCTGCCATATTGTCTACAAGATTAGGGTAAGGTCTACCAGCAGCCTTAGCACGGGCTTTAGCGGCGGACTTTTTAGACGAAGACAGCTTCTTGTCTTTTTTAGTAGGGTCTGGTGTTTCCCAGACTTTCTTTTCTTTAGCCATTATTTAATCTCCGGGTGTTCTTTGTGAAACTTCTTAGTGGCTTTTACGCCTTGTTTAACAGTCTTTGAGCCAGCAAGTTTAGTAAGGTTCATACGTTGCTTCTTACCAGTCTTGCTGTTTTGCTCAACAATAATATCGCCTTTTTTACCAGCGCCTTTGTCAACTTTCTTTTTAGTGACTTTATGCGCTTTACCAGAAGCAGTTATTTTAGCCATTACTTCCTCTTCTTTACTTCAACAACTGCCTTAGCAATAATTGCTACAACAGACACAATAGTTAATCCAACAATAAGTAGTATTCCGGTGTAATAAGGTAGGTCGATAGTCATTTCTTCTTCTTTACGTTTACTTTTTTAGGTAAAGATTTTTGGTTAGGAGTTTCTTTAGCCCAACGCTTAGCCATTTCCGGCTTAGTGGCAAACATCCATTTTTCTTGTTTTTTAGACTTAAAAGGCATTATTTAGCTTTCTTAGGTGCTGCCTTCTTTGCAGCTGGCTTAGCGGCTGGTTTAGCAGCAGTTTTTTTAGGTGCTGGCTTTGCAGCATCTGGAGTACCACTAGTCTTAGGTATTGAAGACTTTTCTGATGTTGCGTATCCAGGCTTACGAATAGCGGCATAACGAAGAGTAGTCTTATAACCTTGTTTAGCCAATTCAGCCATGTGGTTAGCAATATCTACGTGAGGAGCTCCTCGCATAGCGGTAGTGCCTTTTTCTTTGTCTTTAGCGTGGTCTACAATAGGCACAATGTCGTGGGTCTCATCCGAGTACTCCGGTGTTGATGGTGCCGCTGCGGCTGCTTTTTTAGCCATTTATATCTCCTATGGTTGGGCGTAACTTAAGAACTGTGAATCATTAACAAGCTCATCTGGAGCTAGTTGTGAAAGGTCCATGACTACTAAAGTATATCGGTTAGCAACTAAACCTGCTGGCTGAGCTTTAGTAGGTCTAAAAACTTCGCCCTTATAGACAACGCGGTATTTATCCAAGAGGTCTACTGAGGAAGTAATAACGCCAATATTCGTAAAGATTTCTGGGGCTACTGCCTGAACATCATCTACATTTAGGGTTAAGTGTAGAGTATCTACGTTGTAGAAACCGCGCTCATTTAGCAAAGAAGAACCTTGAGTAAGACTAGCTCTAATTACAGAAATAGTCTTAGGGCCAATCCAAACACGACCAGTGCCAATAGGTTCAACATCATAAATGGTATCTTTGACAGAACTGGCGGCATCAAACTTCCACCACTCAGCAGATGTTCCTACTGGGTTAGTGAGGTCAGCTGTGATGCCTTCGCTAATCTGGTCTGATTCAAAATCAGAATCAAACCTACCACCTGGTGTGTAGGCTCTCATATATTACGCCTGAGCTTCAGTCCAAGATAGACGGCCTACTACGTCAACGTTTGCACCACCAAGGTTTTTAACCAAAATAGTTAACGTATCTGGACCATCCGGATAAATACCAGAATTTGAGTTTGCGCTTCCACCACCAAGCATGGAGTTACCAAGGTCACGGACTAGTGATAGGTCTACGCTACCAGTAGTTGATACGAAGAATCCACCAGTAGTTTCACCACCAGTAACTGTAACTGTAGTTCCTGCGTAATCAGCAATTTGCGCCAAACTTGACGTACCTGTACCAATTGCATTCCATGCTACAGCAGAGCCCGGAACACCATTAAGAACAGCTGTTACTAGAATGTTACTAGCGGTAGTCAGTAGTGAAATATCTAGAGCACGAAGAACCAACTGCATACGGTTTAATAGCTCTCTAGAACCAAAAGCACCAACAGTACCGTTATCTACAGAAGGGGCAACACGAATTGACATAAGCGCATTTGTTGCGTTGGCGGCAATTGTTGTTTTTGTAATTTGACCATAAGTAAATAGCAAAGACTTGTCATCATCAAAACGGCCATCCATAATCACTGAAGTACCCCAGTGGCTAATTGTAGGAGCCAAAGTAGGGTAAGCCAATTCTATAGCAATAGGCTGAGTAGACGCGTAAGTAAACGCCTGCGGAGTAGTTGCACTCATAGGAATAGCTGTTACTACAGTATTAGAAGTAGTTACCAATGGAGTTTGGCTTGTATAGATATAGCCATTAACAGTATCTAAGCCAGTAATGTAAGTATATTCATTAAATACGTTTGCAGTACCACCGCTAGGAGTTCCTGCCGAAGTTAAGCGCATACCAATTTGAACGTTAGCCAAGTTAGCGGTAGGAACTGTAATACGGTTAGCAGTTGCTCCAGAACCAAAAGTAGTTGTGGTTAAAGTAGCTCCTGAACCAGCACGACCTAGTGGAGTACCCGCAGTAGCGTTGTAAACCGGGATGTTGAAAGAAGTAGCGGTTTTACTTGAGTAGTAAACGTGTTCAATTTTTGCAGCCGTAGCGCTTGTATACTGCTTAATTGCTAGAACACCTGATGATGGGAATAAACTAGTATCGGCTACGTTAATCACAGTATCGGTAGAAACAATGTTAGTTGTAGCAGTAGTTACTGGCGGAATAGTGGCGCTTTCATAACGACCAGGCAAGTTACCAGAACGCATATATGCTTCAGCATTTACGTTATTATTAGCCATTTTGTGTACATAGGTCACGTCACCATCGGTGCCGCGAAGTCCCCAACGAATAAATCCTGCACCATACCATGAGTAATCAATGTAGAACATTTGCATTTTTGTAAGGTCAAGTGTGTAGCCAGAAGGAGCAGTTGGGCTACTTCCGTTAGTTCCATTGGAGCCAGTTCCATCCATTCTGTCCAAGTTCCACTGTGACTGAGGTACGCGTACATCAACAGTTTTTGAAACCATAACAGCAGTAGCAGTTGTGCCACGGTATGCCGGAGAAATAACCATGTTCTTATCGTCTGTAATTCCTTCAACACGATATGATTGGCCTTTAATAACAATAAAGTCACCTGGGGTTAATTGCTTAGAAAACAGCGTTTCATTGAACGCGTTATTAACTACAGTGGTTGCGCTAACAGTAGTGCTACCATTGGTAACGTTTACACGACCAGCAATCTGATAAGTAGAGCTACGGCGAACAACATAAAGAGTTTGACCGTCAAATTCAAAGAAAAGACCGTTCTGCTGGTCAAATATACCCAGGCGGTTTTTAGCTCCCCACCAACCTGATGTAGAAACGTAGAAGTTTCCTGAAGCAGTAGTATCAGCAGTAAATGTTCCAACAGCTGGAGTTATTGTAAAAGTGCTAGCTGAAGTAACGCTGGTAATTTGGAAAGTGCCATTAAAACCTGCTTCATTAGCGCCGTAAATTGTGACAGTAGCGTCTGGTGGTACAGTCTGCAAGTTGTGTTGATCTTTTGTAGTAACTGTAATTAGCCCAGTTGACTGAACATATTTTAAAGAATCGGCCTGGAAGTTAGGTTTAAGAATAGTACCAGATGAAATCTGAATACCTTTACCCGACTGGTATCGGAAATAACGACGAGTCTGACGAGCAGCAGACTGCCAAGAAGACTGACCATTACTTGTAAAAATAACTCCACCATCAGCAGGGCGGTGTAAGAACTGTGCCTGTGGACGAACATAAATACGGCCATCGCTAAACGTACCCACAGAGGCTACCTGAACACGGGCAAAATAATTAAATTGGGTAGCGTTAATTACTTGAGAAACTACAAAAGAACCTGTAAGTCCTGCCGTTGCTCCAGTAGCAGTAACTGCAATCTCATTACCAATAGAAAGACCGTGAGGGTGTGAAGTAGTTACAGTAATCTTTGAAGACCCGTCAGAACCAGTTGTAGAAAAAGCCGCTTGTGTAAGGTCTGTACCGATTTGAGCGCCTGTGTACAAAGTTGCTGTTGAAACAGCAGTTTTATTAGCATCATAGATAGAGTAGTTGCTAGTTGCGCTTGCAGTCTTCATCTTGTAAGAAAATGATGTACCTGCTGAGCTAGCAGTTACTGTGAAAGTACCATTAGCAGCTGGCAAAAGTGTATCAGTCACAATAATAATTGAGTTTACAGCTACTGTCGTAGAACTAGAAACTGTTACTAAAGTTTTATCAGTAGAGCTTGGGTCAACTTTAACTTCAGTAATTGTAATAGGGGCGCTTGGGTATGCGTATGGGCGGTTATTAGTTAAAGCTAAGTTCTCCCACTTAGATACCTGAGTACCATACTCGAAGTCGGTATCAATAAGCGCCTGTGGCTGCGTAACGCGTAGCTTATTGGTAGGGTCTAACTGAGGGTTATTTACGGTCATTTTATTCCTAAATTATCGGTTAAAGCGTGAACCTTGTTTAATTTTACGGCAAAAGCCAAGTTAATTGAGCCTGAACTATACAATCGTAGCCTGCTGGTCGGTAAAGACCTGGCCTTTAAAATACGTAGTAACAGCACTTGTAGAAGTTGAAGTTCCTTGAATATCCCAAAACGTACGAACTGGAAGAGTTGTAGTAACTGAACCAGCCAAAGACAGGCTTACAGTTCTTGCAGCCGCGTCTACGATAGCAATAGTAAAGGTTGCCCATAACGTAGGTGAGTTTGGGTAAGTCCTAATCTGAGAAGCGAGTGTTTGGTCAATGTAATTAAGCTTAGTTCCAGAAATATTTATGGCAGCGCTTAGCCAGATAGTCGTAGAGTTAACCACTTTAGTAACAGTCACTCCCGTAGGGAATGTAGTAATTGTTCCGCCAGTTGCTGAAACATTCATGCCAACTGTAATAGAAGAGTTAGTTGGAATAGTGATATTAGTATTAGCCGCTACGTTAGCTGTAACTCCCGCAGAGCTAGTCATAGTGACAGTGTTTGGAAGAGTAATAGTCTTAGTAAAGGTATCGCCTTGATATGCCTGCAAATCAAGAGTAGTAGCAGTAGATGCTATAACAGTTCTACCATTAAGGTCATTCTGCATATAGACGCGCTCAGGTGCTCTTGAATCATCTACTTCCTGCGGCATATATACTGGAACAAGCTTATTAGTAGTACGGCTCACGCGACGTAGGGTTCCTATCTCAATTCGCCATAGGCCAATGTTAAGAGCAGCACAAATGCTTTTATAGTGTTCCATACGCTGATTAATCAGCGAACTCATTTGCTGAAAACGTTGACCGCGAGGAATAGATACGCCATCAGGAGCATTAATGTTAATATCGTAGGAAGCGTCCGTAGCTAGGGCAAATAGGGCTTCTACGGTGCATAGAACGACCAAGGGATAAACTTCTATCTCCGGTAAGGTAGCTATGGTTATAGCGCTTCCAAAGGAGTCTGTGCGGTTCGCTGTGTGCTGTAAAACAGCAGTGTTAACAAAGTTTGTAATCTCATCATCTGAGAAGTATCTATAAACATTTCCGCTTACGGTCAATGTATGCCCAGAAGCAGGAGCAGTAGTAGTGTGAATAACTCCATACACAGTTTCTACTGTGTAATCAGCAGGGTTAAGAAGAGTAGTGCTGTTGTCTTTGACTAAAAGAGTTGTGGAATCAACAGGGTGCACGCCCAAATTAAAAGTATTGGTAACGCCATCGCCAGTAAAAGTTTTAGTAAACTGTTTAGCTTGGTCGTTAATTTCAGTACGAACCTTAGAGATAAGGTCTGCAAGAGTAGCCATATTAAGCCCAACCTAACAAATGAGTCACTTCTATAATGACTTAGAACGTACAAAAAGTCTGGATAAACGAAACAGCGGGCACTAAGCCCGCTGCCCCATCTGAAGTAGTGTTTAGTATCTTGCTGATACGTAACCCTTTAGCTCAAGATGAGCTGCTAGTTCTGGAGTAACTTCATACTTCTGACCTGCTTTAAAGTTGTAGTAGTTTCCAGGACCGAAGGTCATACCTTCAATATCATCAGATACTCTAATAGTGACTGTTGCAGCCTTATCTTCGCTCTTAACAACTTCATCCAAAAGGATTGGCTGTGGCCTGTTAGGCACTGTAGCGTCGATGACTTCTGTCTCTACTTTACGAGCAGCTTCTGCGGTAGCCATAGCAAGTTCGTTTGCACGACTTGCCTGGTCCTCTAGCTGCTGTGCGACAAGGGCATCTCTTTGGCGACCTGTAAAGTCTGCCGGTTTTTTTTGTGTTGCCACGGGGTATTCTCCTAATTAGTGTCTCGGTATTGCGGGGGTTGTAAAAGGGGGGCCATTGCTGACCCCCCTAGCACAATTAGTTTGTTGAAGCTACGATTACAGCCTGGTCAGTGATTAGACCTAGACCGAAAATCGAGTACCATGCTAGTGCGTGTTCACGACCGAAGTCTAGAATACCACCGTCACGAAGCTCAACTGGAAGTGAGATAGCGTGTCCGAATGCGTTATCTCCAATGAAGATAGCGTCATAGCGGTCCTGGTTACCGTTACCGGTCCATTCAGCAGGAGCTACGTAACCACCACCGGCAGCAGGAACTGGGTTAGAAACAGCTGTGTCAACAGTCCAACCAGAACCAGCACCGTTAGTTACCTTACGGACCTGTGTTGTTTCGATGAACACGGTGTCATATAGACGACCGATTTCACCTAGCATGAAGTTACCAGGAGCAGCGTACTTAGTTACTTCGATGAACTCAGCAGTGTCGCGTAGACGACGTGACTGGTGAGGGTGAACGAATGCAACATAGGTTTCGCCTAGTCTTGGAATGTTCTTAGTTGATAGGTTCTCGACTGCGTCCTTAACGGTACGTGGAGTCAAGTGATAGTTACCAGTCATACCAGCGTTGCTTGAACCGTTTGTACCATAACCGTACTGGTTGAAGTTACCAGTTCCGTTAGTGATAGCGGTCATGTTTGTGCGGTCTTCACCCCAGATTTGAGATGTTGCACCGTACAAAGTGTCGCGGCTTAGCTTGTCTAGGTATAGAGCCATGTTACGTCCAAGCAGACGAGAAGCTGAAGCCATAACGTCATCGAAAGATGCGTTTAGCAATAGCTCTGAAACTGCAAGTGCGTAGCCGTGCTCTGATACTGTGATTGAGAACTGCTGTGCTGTTAGTGCGTTGGTCTGCATACGAACACCTTCAACAAGCGCCGAAGCGAAGCCTAGGTTGTTGTAACGCAGGAAGTTAATCTGAAGACCTGGTGCAACACCAAGTTCTGTCTTCTTAACTGCGAACTGCTCAAAGCGAAGAATCGGCATAGCCTGGAAAAGTATTTCCTTTGACCAGATTTGCTGAATCGCCTGAGTTAGCTGGGTGTTTGTACCGGAGTACGAGGTTGGGGCGGCAGCTAAATTGCCGGTTCCCGTAATACCTGATGCCATTTGTGTGGGCTCCTAAATTAAATTGACGTTATTAGTTTTATGGGTTCCCGAACAAACCCTGTCCGCGTCCTCGAGCTTTATCGCTTAGAAGACGTTGACGATATTGTGCATATTCGTTCATCGGCATGGCTGCAATTTCTTGAGCCGTGAGTGTACGTTGTTCCGAATTGATATCCAATGGTCCGGTGGGTGGCGCGGTTACCCGACTACCCGTCATTTCCTTGCGGGCATTCTGCATCGCTGCCTGTGCCGAATCAAGGATACGAGCTGAACGCTCTTTCAAGCCTTCAACACTCGCGGAGACCTCTTCCGGGGTGTTACCCGTTACAAGGTCCAACAACTCGGGAATAATGTTATCCCGCTCAGTTTCAAGCAATTGCTGCTTGTAACTGGTTAGTTCAGCATAGTTTTTTTCACGCTCGAATAGTGCAAATGCGCGTTCACGTTCTTGACGCTCACGCTCCAATTGCTCCTGCCACTCGCCTTCCTTCTGTTTAAGAAGGTCACGAATGTCCATATCAGCTTCGGCCTTTACGCGCTCTTCAGCGGCACGGGCCTCTTCTTCCGCACGCTTCGCTGCAAGCTCTTCTTCACGTTGACGTTTAATCTCTGCGAGTTCTGCTTTTAGTGAATCGATTTGCGGATAAAGCTTATCTTTTTCCTGTGTACGAACCTTAGACAAGTCCTCGTCTGTGTAGACTCTGGCATTTGTTGCAGGTACTTCAGTAGAAGATACTGACGTAGCAATTGACGCATTAGCGTCAGGCGTTGCTACTGTTGGAGCTGTTCCTGCTTCAGCCTGGAAGGCTTCTGCATTCGGTGTTGATTCTGCTGTACTCATTTATATCCTTAGTTTTATAGGGCGTTTTCCGAATGTATCTTTCGACACGTAGCACATGTAGCCGCACGTTATGTTCTAATATTAAGTTTTACGCTTTATATAGCGTTTTTGTTGCTAAATCAAAATTATTTTTGATAATCTTGCGGAACATTCTTAGTAGGTAATTTTGTTCCATAAGCTTCTGTGACCAAGCGGTTTCGTAGTTCTGCTTCGCCAAGTTGTAGGTTACCCATAGTCTCTGGGTCTAATGCAGGACCAGCAACTGGTGGTTGTGCTCCAGCAGCAGGACCCGCGGCACCTGCACCTGGAGTAGCACCGCCACCTCCAGTAGTACCATCAGGCGGAGCCATCTGGCCTGTCATAGCCATAATCTCTTGGTCAATTTCAGTTTGTACAAGGCGTAGCGCACCATCAGCAACTGCGTCATCAATAAGTTCTTTACGAATTTCCTGAAGCACTGCCGCAGGGAACTCTTCACCAAGCTCACGCAAAGCGCCTTCTTTAGACTGCAAACCAAGCGATAGCAATGACTGAATTTCGTTCAATACGATTAACTTATCTAGAGGCAATGGTGGAGGGAAGTGGCAGTAAGTTCGGTAAGTTTCTGGGTCAGCAGGGTCTAGTTGAATAACCTGGTCTGGCTCAGGGGTACCTTCTGTATTTGGGTCATAAGAGAATGTTTCAGGCTCTTTAAACGCAAGAGTACGAAGGATAAGTTCATTAACACGCTCTAGTCCATGGGCATATTGAACAATCTTTTGGTGGTAACGGTTCATCAAAGGTTGGAACTGAATAGAAAGTGCAACACCAGAAGTATTAGAAATAGGCTGTGCTTGACCTAGAGCAGTCTCAGGCACACCAGTCATTTCATGCATGGCCTTCTTTAGGCGGTCCATGAACTCCATAGCGCCCTTTAGACCTTGGCCTCCACCTTCAAGGTTTTCAACCTTAGCATCCTTTGGTAGACCACCCCAAACTTTATTAGCGCCCTTCTCCAATTGAGAAGCTTTAGCACCAATAATCACGGTAACAGGAGCTGAGTGGTAATTGATAATATCTGCAATATCTGTAGCAGTTTCGTTATAAACACGGTTAATGCTAATCATTTCATTACAGTCAGATAGACCCCAAGGAGAACCTGATACACGAACGTTAGCAATATGGATAACAGGAATAACACCCAATGGATTTGGGCGAGAGTCAATCATCTCGTCATTGATGTACTCTTCAATGGTGTCATCAGTAAGAATCTCAGTATAGGTATAAACCTGGCGAGTACCTTCTAAAGATGTGCCCCAAAAACGATACTTAAGCTTAAATCTGATTAAGCGCTCACGGTCGTGAGGGTGAAACTCAGGAAAGGCAAAAGAGGAGTTAAGTGGGAGAACACGAACACGGCCTGGATGGATACCACCAGCAGGGTCTTCATAACCTTCTTCATAAGCCACCTTGATAAAGCAGTCGCCAGATACACCGCCCTGTTGGCCAATTTCCCAAAGTACAGTGGCTTTATTATTATCTACTTCCCAAACACGCTCAAGTAGCGTAGGCACAATAGCTTCGGTAGCTTTAGCGCTGCGGAATTGTACACCCTTGCTAAATGTAAAGTTAATAATAAAGTCCGTAATAGCACGGTAATAATTCAATACAATAGATGGCTCACCGGCTTGACGGCGAAAAGAAGTGTGGTGGCCAAGGTACATAGCCCAGTTAAGTGAGTAACGGTTTAGACGAGGACCGTGTACTTCAAACTCCTCATCAGCAAGCTCTACAAGGCCCAGAGGGGAAATGCTGATTGTAAGGTCAGACGATGCGGCTCTATATGACGGTGGGGAAAAGTCAATCGACATGCTATAAAGCGCCTTCAGTAAGTTTAGTGATAGTTATAGTGTAACGCATAATCCACTTATTTTTTTACGGTATTACTATTTAGCAATTGGCCTAGTAACCTTTTTAGTTACTTTCTTATTTACATCTTTGCGTATAGAGGCTTTTTGTTGCTCTTCTTTTTTGTCCATCTCTTCTTGAGCACGGTCACGCATACGCGGGTCAACATCTTTTTTAGAGTCAACAAATTGACCGCCAAGTTGAATATATTTGCTGTGCACCCAGTGAGCAGCGGCCGGGGAAGGATATTTGGAAAAACGAGTTTTTGCTTGAGTAGTAATTAAGTTCCAGAGACGTGGATTTGTGGGGTATTGATGTGGCGTCTCTTTTACTTCTTGACCCTTAATGAGAGCCATAATTCACCGCCTTAAAAGTACTTAAACCACCTCGCATCCCATCATCAGTGGTATGCAAGGTAGCCTAAGAGTTTTTTACCTAGTCCTGAACCTGAGCAGGGTTTGGATGCTGTTGACGTGAACCGCTACGAGTAACAGTTTCAATAACGTTTGAGCCGTGGTCTTCAAAGGCAGAGCCTGAGAATTCACTTAGGTAATCTGGTGCTTCCACCCATGCAGCTGAACCAACGTGAGCACGTTCGCTCATGGTTTCTTCAGCAGTCTTGGTGTGTACAGCGGCGTTGCGGTTTGGACGACCAGCAGCTGGGGTGTACCCCTGCTGAGCTCCGAGCATAAACTCGTCTGGTACGTCTGTGTCAGTTCCGATACCTTCTTCAAAACGAAGAGGTCCACGCTGACCAGGAACTGCTGGAGACATCTTACGGTCGTAAGTGACTGGAGCGCGTTCTGGGAATTTTGGGTCTGGTGCAATTGACATTAATATCTCCTAATAAAGGTTGAGGCCTCTATACAAGTTTTATACTAAAACCGATTTTTTGCAGGATAAACGTAATTTATCTGAAAAATGGTGAAGAAGTTACTTCTACAGAAGGCATAGTTAAATCGAGGGTCAGGCTGATGGCAATAGCCAAACTATCGGCGTAATCGTCGTGGGCATGGGCTTCTTCTGGAGCATGAGCAAGAAAGTTAGGTCCTTGGAACTTAACTTCAAGGTCAGTCATCTGCTGATAAAAACGCTTCCAAGACCGTGACCTGCGCGTTTCAGCGTGAGCTGGCCAACCAATAAGTCGGCGTTCAATAAGGGTTTTAAGATGCTTCCATCGCTTTGACTGCTCTTGCTGGCTACTTCCTACAGAGATAACCTCTGCTCTAGGAAGAAGCAAACGAAGGCGTTGAGCCACTGCGTCACCCACACCATTAGCGTCTACGCCTACATACAGTATGTTGTAGTTTTCAAGGAAACTTACAATTTGAAAGTATTGGTCCTCCCAGTCATCATTTTGGATTTCAAGCCAATTTAGGATGCGGTGGTCATAATAACCAAATTCATCAGGCCTATCCCAGTCCACCCAGATAACAGTTATTACTGTGGAGTCCATCTTACGGGCTGGGTCAATACCTACAATAACTGGAGTACGGTGCCAAGCTTTTACAGTCTTTTGAGAAGTATCTCCAAGCTCATCCATAACGGTAGATGATACAAACATACCGCGTTCTAGAAGCCATTTACAGTTATAGGCCATCTGGAACTCATCAGAATCTTCGCCAATACGCAACATCTCTTTACGAACAAACTTGCCGTACTCATCGCTGAACTTAGAGACATCACGCCAATCCCATTGGAAATGGTTTTGCTTTCCGCCACGCCCAGTAGAACGACGCTTATTTAATTGGATAGCGCGGTAGAAGTTATTTTTATGCGTAGTAGGGGTACCGGTTTTAACCATAGTACCGTTAGTAGACGCAAGCATAGGACCAATAGACTTAGCCACAATAAAGTCATCTGCTTCTTGGCACTCATCAATAACAATAAGATGGAAAGTTTTAGATTCAATCTTGGCCCTAGGGTTAGCTGTCATCATCATGACTGATGAGCCTGAGTTAAGGAGCTTAACTTGTTTAGTTACACCAGCAACCTTTTTAGCCTCATCATCAATCTCAGGGTCTTCCAAAACAGCAAGGGCGTGTTCACTAGTAAGGCGTGAGATAACGCGGGAGAACAAGGTTTCAGCCTGACCTTCAACAGGGGCAAACAAACCTACCCATAGGCCATCTTTAAACCTACCTAACAAATCAGGGTACATTTTGGCAAGGCGTGGAAGAATAACCATTAACGCAGCTACAGTATCGGCAACAGTCTCAGACTTACCTGACTGACGAGAGGCAAGTGCAGTGATTTCCTCACCCTCATTAATTACTACTGATTCAATAATACGGCGAGCTAATGGTTGCTGATAAGGGCGAAGTGGATGACCTACAAGAGCAGTCATAAAGATCATAATCTTATCGATTAACTGGTCTACAAATTCACGCGATAGCTCATCTAAGCCATCATCATATTCTTCAAACTCAGAATCGCCCGAATCTTCATGCTCTTCAAGTTCTTCATCTTCGTAAAATTCGTCGTCGTTATTCATATATCGCCTTAAAGTAAAGTAACCCTGAGCCGTTATGACTCAGGGTTACTAAGTGCCATACGGGAGAGAAGGAAGGTTGGCTTAACAATACTATCACAAATAAGCATTAAACTTTATAAAGTAGTATTTGTTCTTTTATTCAATTCCTCTACAACCGCATGGAACGCTTCTGCGCTAATCACCAGCTCGTTTAAAGCTTCTGGTGTGCGAACTCTTTGATAAATGCTAATTAAACGGCCTAATTCATATAAAGTTTGATCTGCCCAAGTTATTAGGTCTGCGCTAGGAATCCTAGATACGCGTTTAGAAATCTTTTCTGGAAATGGTTTATTCCAACGTTTTTTCTTAAAACTTACCATTTCTTGATTTCCTCGCTAGGAGTATCAAGTTTACGTAGCACCTTGCCTAATGCTTCGTCTTCATCAACAGAACTACCCCAAATACCAAAAGCATAACCTCGCGGAGCAAACGGTACCCAAACCACTAGGCAAGTTTTACTTGCTCTAAATGGGTATTCAGTTTCTTGACTCCAGCCCCATTCAAACAAAGGAAAAACTGGGTGCTTTAATTTAATAGTGTCAACATATAGTGAACCGAATGATTGCAATTTACTTATCCTTTTTATCGTATGTATAATCTAAGAAATTTTTCATCTCTGTCATCTGGACTCTGCGGTGTTTAGGCATAGCATTGATATCAACTGGGCCCATATCTGCCCACTGGTCAAGGCCTGATTGCCTAAGAAATCTACCTTTAGATTCAGCCGATAAAAAATCATACCATATGAACTCAGATACTCCGCGATACTCCCACCAAGTTCCATCTCTAAATACGACTATTAACTTTTCTTCATTAAAATCATACCCAGCTTTTACAGTTCTTGGTTTTTCTGGGTTAGTAGATGAGGTGGCAGTAAGAGACGGAAAACTAGTTTGAGTATCTACTTCAAACTTGTCATCATTTGGGCCATCAACATCAGGGTTTTCTTCATCCGTAAGCACATCTAACCAATATTTAGTGTTTTTAGTTTGGTCATTGCCAACTGTTTGCGCTTCGGCTCTTCTTCTATTACTCCAAGGATTATTACTTTTATTAGCCATTACTCGTTGTCATCCATATCGTCATCAATTGGGATAGTGCCTTCTTCATAGACCATTTCAGGTTCTTCAAGAATCTCGTAGTCTAATGGGATTTCTCCAGGAGCGGCATAATAAACATGCGTAGGAACCGGATGTCCTTGGTAAGCTTGATGATTAGTTATTCGCATTAACTAATGATACCAGATTTAACTAATATTCTCCGTGATGTGCTGGTCAAACTTACCCTCTAAAGTAGCAACATTTACTTTGAGGCTAGTCAAGTCAGTTTTTATGCAAATAATGTCATCCCTAAGAGATGAACCGTGATTTGGCTTAAGTTCTGACAAATAGTCTTTTACAAGAGTGCTCACTATCTCAGACGTATAACCCTTAACTAAACGGGCAACAACGAAGCCACCTAAGCTAAGAATAGTACAAAGCGTAGCAATAAGAGCAATTAATTGGTCAGTAGACATAAGTTCCTATTATCTGGTTCCCCACCAGCTACGGCCGGGATTAGCGTATGAAAAAGTTTGTGGCTTTTCCGATTGATTCAGATATATTTTACGAATACCAAAGCGCGTATCATTTATTTGCACAGGTTTAAACTGTGCTTCTTTTTTAAACTCTGTTTTACGTTTTACGTTCGCCATCTACCCCACTCTTTCATATGAGTAGGCATACCTGCAATCGCAGAGTCTCCAGCACGCATAAGCGCGTCTGTGAACTCTCTAGAGCGCCCTACAGGGCGTTCATCACGTTCGTATACGTCAGTAGAGGTTATAGCGCCTGTACGAGCCGCTAAAGGCCCTTTACGACGTATATCTACTTTAAGCCTTTTTTCCACGAGTACTGCCAGCCTTAGCTTGTCCGGCAGTGGTGCCTGGCTTAAAAGGGGTTGCGTATGACCTAGCAGCAGTATTTTGTCTCTTTTGCGCTGGAGTTAGCTTATCGCCTTTAGTAACGTAACTATTAGCAACATCTCTACGGTTTTTCTTATCGATGGTCGCCCACTCACTCTTCTTTCGAGTATCACCTAAGTAATCTTGGCTGTTTTTAGCGCCTTCATCAAGAAAACGAGTTTCAAAAGGGTTGTCTACTTTAGGCTTACCTTTACCAGCAGGAGCTTTTCTACCGCCAGGTTGACTTTGCTGTGTGCTTCCGCCTTGGTTACCTGCGCCATTTCCTGGGTTAGTTTCTCTAACCGGAGAATCGTTAAATCTAATCTGTTGGCGGCCACTTTTGTGATCAACATCTATGCTAGATACTTGGCCGTTCTTTTTTGCATTTTCAAGTATTGTGTTATTACGAGTAACATCGTTGTTTCTTTGCAACTCTTTACGAGCATATTTTGCATTTTTTGCGGCGTTTGTACGAACAAGGTCGTTATCTTTAACAGACTCTCCGCGAATATACGAGTTATTCTCCGCTTCTTGGCTTCTTTTATGCCTTGCTTTTTCCGCGGCGTTTGTGCGAATAAGGTCGTTATCTTTAACGGATTCTCCACGAACATATGCGTTATTTTCAGCGTCTTGGCTTCTTGCGTGCTCATTTTGCTTATATTCATTGTGGTTCTTATAGTCCTCAGCAGTCCAACCATTACCGGTTGTACCTTGCCCACCTACTGTAGAGCTAGAGCTAGAGGATGAACTACCTGAGTTTGAGCCAGAGTTATTACGGTTATTACCAGAGAAAGTACTAAATTTAAGCAAATCTTTTAAGTAACTGGTACCTTTACTTTGTGAGCCTGCCATAGCTTCGGCAGCAGATTTTTCGGTGTTATCAGCCATAATTAAATCCTATTCCTTTTTTTTAAGTTTAGCAGTTTAAATAAAAAAACCCCAGCCAAACGACTGGGGTTTTTCTATTTAACTATTAAGCCCAGAGGCCAGTAGTAATTGCAGTAGTTGTACGTGCAGTACCAGCAGCATACTGCTGAGCGTGGACTGTACCAACACGTGGGGTTAGGGTTAGGGTACCTGATGAAAGTACTGCGCTAGAGCCTGAGTTAACTACAACGTTGTTTGCATCAATCTTAGCTACAACCTGGTAGTCAAGTGCGTTCACAAGACCTGCAAGAGATGAGCTAGATACAGTCAGAACGTCACCGACAACAATGTTGGTAAAGTCAGTTCCTGCGCTGCGGGTTAGAACAGCCAGGGTGCTACCAGCAGTACGAGCAACAGAGCTGATAGTTACTGCGTTAGAGCTTGATGATGTAGTTGAACCAGCGCTCTGTACAAAACCACGGTCCTTTAGGGCGTCGTTTGCCAAAGCGTCGTACTTACCAATTACGCTAGGAACTAGATAACCGAAAGTACCTGTAGCAAAAGCACCATCCACGTTAGCCAAAGCGTTTGTGTATTCTGCCTTACCAACCTGACCAGTGAATGAGTAGTTAACAGTTGAAGCAGTCTGACCAGTTACTGTAAAGCTAGTAGCAGTTGCAGAAGCCACAGTTACGTTGCTGATGTTAGGGTTCAATGTGGCGTTGCTAACCAAACCGGTAACTGTAACCTTGTCACCCTTCTGCAAGTTGTTCTGTGCAGTGTAGATGTAAGTGGTGTTAGTAGTACCATCAACAGTAACGGCAGTTACGTTGTAGTTTGCAATACCCCAACCAACAACCTGCACAAGTGCAGTACCGGTTACGGTTGTACCTAGAAGTGCGTTAGTACCTGCAACCACGAAGTAGTCAGAAGTAGCCGCAACGACAATTGCACCAGTTAGGGCTGTGGTTAGAGCAGTGTTGTTGAAACCAGTTACGTTTACTGTGCTTGTACCTAGAGTTAGGGTCTCAGCAAAGTTGTTTGGGCAAGTTACTACGATATATGAGTTACCTGTGCTCCCACCAACAGTAGCAGCAGATGCTGAATACTTACCAGTGTTGAAGTTAGGGAAACCGTAGAAACCTGAATCTACAAGAAGAGCACTGTCAATTGGAGTCTCTAGAGAGTTTCCGTTTACAGTGTTGCTAATTACGAACCTATCCTTGCTGTTGCTGTCAGTAAGTTTAGAAACAGCTAGACGTGAGCTCTGTGCTTTAGTAGTAGCTGACCAGCTTGAGTCATAAACAACCTCAAGAGAAGCAGTCTTACCTGTAGGAGCAACTGCGTTAATATTTGGAAGCGCTTGAGCAATTGTAAACGTAGTTGTTGAAGGTACAGATAGTACAAGGGCACTGTTAACATCGAAGTGGTTAACGGCAAGAGTACAAGCTGTAGTTGTTGCAGCAGGTGAAGCAACAGCAGCAGTAGCGTTAGCAACTACTAGTGTGCTACCAGTTGTACCAGCCAAAGCTGTAAAAGTACCGTTGTAAACAGCGGCTGTAGTCAAACCACCTGAGATAGTTACTAGTTCACCAACGCTAATATTGTGGGCAGCAGAAGTGGCTAGAGTTACAGTTCCCTGAGTAGTGTCAGCGGTTGGAGTAGCAGCAGCAAGAGTTACAGTAGAAGAGGTACCTGTTTGGTTAGATACTGTTGTACCCGCTGTTGGAACAGCAACTGTACCACCGATAGCATAGACACCAGTGTTTACGTACTGACCTGCCGAAATACCGTGGGCTACGTCAGTTATAAAAGTAGTAATCTTACCAGTGCTAGATGCATCTGTAATCTTTGCAGTTGTAACACCAGAAGCAACAAAGTTACCAGCAGGAGTGGTTGCGCGGTCATCGTTTGGCTGAATTGCATAGTTACCCCATACAAAGTCAGTACTGATGTTAGCGTTAGCCAAGTTCCAGAACACTAGGACAGCCTTGTCTGCAACTGCCGCAGAAGTAGCAGCGTTAAGAACCAAGGTAGTAGAGGTAGCGTTGTTGTTTACAGTGTTAGCTGTTGTAGCAGTAGCTGCGTTGATACCGACACCAGAAACAAGCTGACCAACAGCAATTAGGGTGTTAGCAACAATAGTAACTGAGTTAGTTGCGCTTGAGATAGCACCGTTTACAGTAGTGGTAGCAGTAGGTGCATAAACAGATAGGAAGACAAGAGTCACCTTGTCTACAAGAGTTGCAGGGTTGCTAAGGGTTAGGGTTAGTCCATCAGCGCTAATTGCTGTGACTTTAGTAGCTCCTGTGATACCGTTAGCATTTTGGATACCAGAACCAGTTACGGTCTGACCAACGAATATGTAAGGGTTAGCTGCGGCAATGATGACGCTAGTGCTGTTTGTAGTGGCACCGTTCACAATTGCATTGGTGTTTTGGACTAGCGTACCGCTGTCCTGAAGGTCACCTAGGTTGTTTGCCATTGATTTATACTTTCTCTAGAGATAGATTTAAAGACGCTTGATCGGAACGCCATAGTAATAAGTATGGCGTGAGTTGTTTCAGATTTCTTATCTAAACCGAATTATTTGTCGTTTTCTTTTTTACCTGCACGACGCTTGTTCTCTTTAGCAGTGTTCTTACCGTGCTTCATAGGGCGAAGGTTAGACATGCTGTCATTAGAATGGTTGTTGTCCTTGTGGTCAACGTCGGTACCTTTAGGCAACTTCTTGCCTGTTTTCTTCTCGTACTTGTACTTAGCAGCATCAATAGATGTACGAGAACCATCTTTATTCACAACAGACATCATAGGACGCCCACCGTTCTTAGCAGAGCCTTTAAACGGTCCATAAACCTTTTTACCGTCTTTAGTAGTACCGGCTTTAGTTTTAGCTTTACTTGCGGTTGCTTTTTTCTTTTCAGCCATTATCTACCCTTATCATATCTAGCAGGTTCGCCGGCTCTAATACGAGCAATGGCCCCACCACTAGCTTCTACTGTTTTACCAGTAGTCTTATACATTCGGTCAAGGTCTTTAACACTTTTACCAGAATTGCGAAAGTTTTCAAGTTCTCTCTTATTGTTTGACATCGCAGTGTCAACAACTTTCTTTCTACCGCTTGTAGTAGATGGGCTTAAAGACTCAGAAGCTAAATGCCCTTGAGTTACACGATATTCTCCACCCTGAGCAATACGAGCAGATTTCTTTTGTTCAGGCGTTAAGCCTTTAAATTGTCTTCCTTTAAAAGGCATTACTTCTTACCCTTTTCTTCAGCTTCTACAATGCAATCATCACAAGTAGTAGGGCTACCATAAAAACCATTGTGAAAACCGCCACCACAAGTATCACACTTGCTTGGCAACGAATTACGCTTAGGTTCTAGCTGCTTATCTTTAGGCTCCATTATTTTTTTCCTGTTCTGCTTTAAACATTGCATTACCCATAGACTCTAAGTCTTCAGGAGCGTTGTAGCGAGGGTCTTGAGACATTGCCTCATTATATTCATGTTCAGTGCTTGTAGTCGACGGGCTGGCCGTTACAGACTTGTTTAGGGCATCTATAGCGGCATCCTTCTCACTGGAAGACATACTGGTGTTACTAAAAATATCGGCAAGGCCTCTAGTTAACTTAATAGTGCTATCAAGTTGTCCCATGGTCTCTTTGTGGACTTTTTTAAATTGCTCTTCTTTTGGATTCATATTGAACTTCCGTAAGGGGTTTGTGCAACATCTGATGCTGCCTTAGAAGTAGTATACCGTTGATAGGCGCCTTTTGGTCCACTAAAGATACCATCATTCAATCTAATTGCCCCCATCACATCTAGCCCTAAAACGGCATTATTTTGGGTGAATACACCTAGTACTTGGTGTAGTTCTGGAGAACGACCTTTTGCAAACTCTTCTAATAGTCCGCGGGGCTTCATTAGTCGCCTACTTTCTTAGCCCAGGCTTTGCCTGCATCTGTTTGTGCGGCGCTATGCTCTGGCTTTAGGTCATTGTCTTTAGCGTACTTCCACATAGCTGTTGCAACACCTTTACGTCTTTGGCCCTTATTTACTCTAACCATTGCTACTTCACGAAACTTCCTACTGCCAGTTACGCCACTCAGTGAGGTCGCACCATCAGCAAAAGTAAGTTGGCTATCTTCTCGATGTAGCCCCATATGCCCAACTTCTTTACCAAATTTAGAGGCAGTTATCTTTGTATCACCAAACTCGGAAGGTTCTGTAAGTTTTGAGTGAGTAATCTGTAGCGGACCATTGAACTTAAACTGCCCTTTTTTAGGCTTCATTAGTCGTTATGGTCTTTACCATGCTCGAAAGCAGCACGCTTGTCTTCGTACTTTTTTATTATCGCATCAAACTGTGATTGAGCTTCCTTGTGCGAGTCAAGCGCGCGATGCTTCTTTTCAGCTCCCGCTTCATCTACAGCGTTGTGCAAAGTCTTTTGGCTGCATAGGTTACAGCTTGTTTCATATAACGGCATTGCTTCTCTTTCTACTCATTGCTTTATTACTCTACGTCCGACCACTTACGTCCATTAGGATGGTCAAAGGTACGGTCTAAGCTCTCGCACTTAGGACAACGCTCGTCATACTCCATAGATGGGTGATGTGTAGGATACTTACCGGTCTTCATGTGCCAGTCTAGACCTGTTGCTTTCTGCTCTTTAGGACCGAAAGGGAAGGTAGTCCTTGTAGACCATTCATAAGTGTCTTTATGAGGACCGTTGTCTCTGTTGTCCCAATACTCGCGGCCACCGCTGACTCCAGCTTCAAAGTGAGCTGTTCGGCCAGCCTTACGCATATCTCTAGATTTTTTATTTCTGCTACTCATTGCTCCAGTATAAACCATAGGGAACAGATTATAACACGAAAAACAACAACATCTAATATTGTGAAATTTGCAGGTAAGGCGGCGCAGCTAGCACAGCTATACCAATCAAATAAGTATTCCTATTAAAACAAAAAGATAATCAAATATTTAACTAGCTGCGCAGGCCACCTGCCTCACAGCTTAAGTAACGATTTCATAACGATTTCATTACAAACACCCAAACACCCAAACAGCTGCGCCCGCTACCCCCCGCCCTTTAGGCTACTGCCTAACTTTATTAGACCCCACTCGTAGGGAAGCCCTGGCGGCTTTCCCGAACAAGTGTTCGCCTAACCGTACCCCCCCAAAGCATCTTGTCCGAACAGATGATCGGAACTAATCGTTACCATTTTGTAACCTAAATTGGTATCCTAATAGGCTTGGCAGGTGTAATGTTGATAGTAGAGCAAGCCCCCAGAGTTTGCCACTAATAGAGAGTAGTAATTATGTTCAAGTTATCTATCGGCGACACTATCTATCTTGCTAATGAAGCACTAGATAGTTCAGTCATTGGTAAAGTATCAGGGTACACAGTTGGCAATGATGTCAGTGGTCAGCAGTCTATCTTGACTATCACAGTTCAGGGCATTGACAGTTTCAGAATTGCACAGTCACATTCTTGGCAGTCTGTTGATGGACTCTGGCAAGTTGATGAAGTCAACGGTTCGGCTCCAGAATGGATTATGCCAGACATCACAGAATTACCATTGGCATAAAACGCTCCAAACAGTTGGCAGACCTGTAAAACTGCCACACACTAAACAGTTAGGAAATGAAATGACACACATAATAAACGGGCAAGACCTATTGGAAATGATCATTGCCTTTGCAATTGGTTATCTAGTATCTAAGTTAGGAAAATAAAATGGCAAGAATAACTAGTATCCACCTGTTCAGCGACAAGCCGAACCTGATAAACCAGCGTGGCTGTGGCACTGCATCAGGCACTTGTGATGTATGCAACGGCAACGCTTGGGCAGACGACAAGTTGATTACTCGCTTGCTCGTGCAAGCTATCGAGACAAACATCAAACTCGATATCAATTACAGCCACAAGGGCGAGATAGTAATCACCTTCCCTCGCGACTTCGAACTATAAGCAACACCACCTGAGTCAAGTGGCTAAACTGACTCTTTATAACAGTTGTGTAACAATGCAGCCCGGGCGTGTCGCGCCGACCCAACAAAGCCGCATATATGCTTTAGCATATGCGGCTTTGACAACTATTAGGAAACGAAGTTTCCAATAGTTGTTGGGTTGGCGGCGTGTTTTATAACGATTTCGTTATGTAACGAAATGGTAACTTTTAGTGTAATAACCCTATTTTGCCGTAATGTTAGTAGTGAAGCAAGTCAAGAGAACTTGCTCACAAATAGAGAGAACTAGAACATGGATGCAGAGATGATTAAATTGGTTACCAGACTTGGTAAGCAACTTGCTTACGGCGAGGTTTTGGAATTGCTACAGCAAGAGCTGGCAAAACCAACACTTAGTCAGCAAGACACTTTGGCAATCAATTCAGCAATTGGCAACATAAAGAATGGACTAATGGAGTTAGTTCGCAAAAACAACTAATCAGTTCCAAAACAGTTGGCAGACCTGTAAAACTGCCACCACTCAAACAGTTAGGAAATGAAATGGAAATTAGAATTACTGAGCAACACATCACCACAGGATCCGACGGCGAACTCTGGAACGGCTACATCATGGCAATCTGGGCTGGCGATGAGTTTGTAGAACCTGTAAGAATCAAATTAGATTCAAACTGCAACCGCGAACATGAATCTAAATGCGAGGGCTACAACTACTTTATCGAAACCCCTTGGGGCAAACTAAAGTATTGCACTGAACAAGACACTCCAGTTTCACTTATCACAACAGTTTAGCAGAATAGCGGGAGGGTTGCTCTAGCCCTCCCGCTCCCCTCGGGGATTGTAACAATTTGATAACGAAAATCTCGGGCGTGTCGCCGACCCAACAAAAAAGCCAGTAGCATAGCTAACTGGCTTTTTTGACAAGTCTAGAAATCTTCGATTTCTTAGACTTGTTGGGTTGGCGGGCCGTTATCAAATCGTTATATAACGATATCGTTATCAAAATTGGTATCTAATAGCCCTATTTAGCGGTAAGTTAGTAAGTGAGAGGTTCCCCGAGTGTTCCTCCAAAACAGAGAGAGTATCAAAAATGAGTAATAAAACACTAGCAGAACTTACCGAGAGCATTGATAACCAGATTTTAGAGGTAGGTTTGTCAATGGTTCGCCAACCAGAAACTCTAAGTTGGGTTTATGAACTAGACACAGAAAACTCCATAATCTTAGAGGGTAGAATCAATGAATACAGCAGATTAGTTTTTAGGGTAGAAACTTTCAGCGTTGATTCTGAAACTGGCGAGGACACTGGAAGTGTCTTTGGTATGTTTGACAACATGGCAGAAACTTTGCTTTGTGTAATCAAAGAGCGCTCTAAGATAAAACTAAACGCCTAACAAAATAGCGGAGGGCTAGCCCTAGCCCTCCGCTCCCCTCGGGGAGTTTTATAACATTTTGATAACATGTTTTTCGGGCGTGTCGCGCCGACCCAACAAAAAGCCAATAGCCACCATTCACCTGATCGGCGAATGGCTATTGGCTTTTTGTTGGG